TCAGTAAACCTTATCAATGCTGGACAACCAGAAGGTATGGAAGATGCTGAGTGGGAAGCTACTGTAGCTCGTAACCAAGAGCATCTTCGCATAATGATTCAAAAAGACTTTATGCAAGACCAAGACTTAGCACCACTACAAGCTGTTCTATGATTGAAAAAATCATTGCTTTCTTAAACAGTATTCCTAGTGACAAGGTTTACCATTGTCTTGGTGGTGTTGTTTTATTTGCTATTGGTCAGCTATTTGGTTATGGATTAGCACTAGCGATTGTTGGTGCAATCACTAAGGAAATCTATGATTATTTTCATCAAGACAAGCATACCCCTGATATTTGGGATGCAGTAGCGACTACTCTAGGCGGTTTATTAGGCTTTGTTATTTATTTAGGTTATTAAGGCAAGCCACCAGCCCTTTTTGGTGGCACATTATAGGAGTTAAACTATGGGAAACGAAAAAAAGACCCCCATTACACTTGACGACGTAGAGTACTTTTACGAAGATATGAACACAGAGCAACAAGCTTTGGTTAATCATATTGAAGACCTAAACCGCAAGATAGGTTCGTCACAATTTAATCTAGACCAGTTAATGGTTGGCCGCCAAGCATTTGTTAAATTGCTTAAGGATAAATTGACAGAACCTAAACCAGAGGTTGCACAAGAAGTTGTGCAGTAATACATGTTAGGATTTACCCCTTTTGCTAAAGCACCATTTGCCGCACTGGGGGTAAGTTTCGTTGACAGCTTTACCGATGGCGTTACTTCAGCCGATTCTTCAACACAGCAAAGCGCCTTTTTATTTGCCCCTGTAGAGCCATTTACAAGCAACAACACCGACTCAGAAATTGATGTTTTTTACTTTGGCATGGTAGAAGCCCTTACTCAAGCCGATTCATCTACACAAACATCAGCCTATTTAGAGTCACTTACAGAACCATTTACATCAGATAATGCACAAACAATAGCGGCGCAGTTTGCAACAACCATAACAGAACCAATTACATTTGCGGATAATCCAACAGCTACTTTTGCGTTTTTAGCTTCTATAACAGAAAACTATACCTCTGGAGATAGCTCAAGCCAGCAATCGGCTTTCTTGCAAAGTATTACGGAAGTATTAACTTCAGCGGATTCGCCCACAATTAGGGCTGCGTTTAACACTACTATTTCAGAGAACATTACTGGTGCAGACATTATTAGCATAGCGGCTGCATTTGCAACAACAATAACTGAGGCTTCTACTCTTGCTGATATTGAGGCTATTTCTAACGCCTTTATCCTGTCTATTACTGAAGGCTTAACCGCAGCCGATATAGAGACTGCTTCACAAGGTTTATATTTAAGTATTACCGAGGCGTTTGTTTCAGGCGATTTAGCAAGTATTCGCGCAGATTTCTTAGAGTCTATTGCTGAAAACATTATTTTGGCAGAAAGTCAGTTCCCACGTGGCTGGGTAAAGATAAACGATTCGCAAACTGATAATTGGCAACTAGTAAAAGACGTTACGTACATATATAATACAGGCATGATGTTAGGCGGTGCGGCATTTGCAGATATACCGTTTTCTAGCGTTACCGGGGGAGGTATAGTAGTAACACCGGGTTGGAAAGATATTAACGACACCCAATCACCAGGCTGGGTGCAAATTGATGATTCACAGGGATAATTTATGGCATCAACATATACATCAAGTTTACAACTTCAAAAAATAGGTAACGGTGAACAATCCGGTACTTGGGGTAATACTACCAATACTAACTGGGATTTAGTAGACAGCGCTATTGCGGGTGTAATTAACATTACTATGGCAAACGCTGATTACGTTTTATCTACAGCAAACGGTTTATACGATGAAGCACGTAACATGGTTTTGGTTCTTGGTGGCTCTAATAGCGCTTTACACCAAGTTGTTATTCCTGCCGCAACTAAAATGTATTTAGTTGTAAATAATACAGGCTATTCAGTTACAATCGGTAAGTCTGGTGGTACCTTAGCAACAGTACAAAACGGCGCTTCTACGCTTGTTTATTGTGATGGCTCTGCTACTTATGCGGGTATTAATACTAACAGCGTAACCGGCGCTTTTTCAGCAACAGGTAATATTTCTTCTGGTGGTACTTATTATGCTACTCAAATAGTAGGTAGCGTTAGCGTTGCTTCTCCTGGCGTTGTAACTCTTGCGACTACATCATCTGGTTTAGTTAATAATGCCCCAGTATATTTTTCTTTAGCTACAGGTGCTACGCTTCCTACAGGTTTAACAGCAGGTACAACTTATTATGTAACTAACCTTGCTGTAGGAGCATCTACTACGTTTAACTTAGCCGCAACTGCTGGGGGTAGTGCAATTAATACTACAGGTAGTGCAAGTACTGGCTCTGTAACTTTAGTTAGTTCACCATATTTAGCAGTTCAATCTACTACAACAAACTACGTAAACGCTACTGGTTCAATTACTACAAATGCTAGGTTTTATCCAGCAGTTCTTACAGATGCTTCTACAGCCGTAGAAAAGGTTAGCTCTGTAGCTGCTATTAGTGTAAACCCAAGTTTAGGGGCATTAAATGCCACACAATTTACAAGCAACCAAACCGCTACATTTACGATTGCAACATCTTTAGTAACAGTATCTAACGCAGTAGTTAATGGTCAGGCAGTATTTTTTGAAGGTTCTTCTGGCGCTACATTTCCAACAGGTGTTAGCTCTGGTACTACTTATTATGTAGTTAATTCTTCTGGCACAGCATTCCAAATTTCTACCTCTGTTGGTGGGTCTGCAATTACTATGTCAGGGTCTCAGTCTGGCACATTTACTGGGTATTTCCAAGTTGGTGTTTTACCTGTTTCCTCTAATGGATATGGAACTAGAACAGTTTATACAACAGCTATCGGTACTGCTTCTATTTCAGGAACAACAATGACGGTTACAGGAACTAACTCACAAGGTTCCTTTGCTGTTGGTCAAACAATTACCGGTACAGGTATTGCAAGTTCTACAACAATTACAGCATTAGGTACAGGTACTGGCGGTGCTGGTACGTATACAGTCAGCCCAACACAAGACGCTTCTAGTACGTCAGGTACTATTTCTGGTACTACTATGACATTAGGTGGGACTATTACTGGTACTTTCCGTGTTGGTCAAACTATTTCTGGTACTGGCGTAACCGCAGGTACAACTATTACTGCTCTTGGCACAGGTACTGGCGGTGCTGGTACATACTTTGTAAGCGTTTCTCAAACAGTTTCTTCTGCAACTACTATTTCTGCTACTGTGGCCTCAACTACTGTTACTGGTACTATTGCGCCATCTGGTGGTTCAAATGGTGATATTTGGTATCAAGTGTAATGGGAAAATTATTTATAAAAGACTCCGGAACTTGGAAACAAGTACAAAAAATCTTTATTAAAAACGGGGGTACATGGCAAACTGTTGGCGTTGGCAGTATTTCAGTTTCCGGGTCAAATAAACAATTTTATCCAGATATTTTAAATACTGTTACCTATTACACAGGTAGTGGTACATTTACTGTTCCAGCTGGCGTCACATCGCTTAGTGTAACTATGATTGCTGGTGGTGGTTCTGGTAATGGCGGTGATGATTGGGGTTCTGGTGGTGGTGGGTCTGGTGGATACTATCAAAACTATATTTATTACGTTACTCCAGGCTCTACAATATCTTATTCAGTTGGTGCTGCGGGGGCTAATACTACTTTTGGTTCTTTAACTTGTACAGCTGGCGGGAATGCTCCTAGTGGAACTACAGGAGGTTCTGGAGGTTCTCCAGGCGGAACTGCTGGTCAAAACGGAAATCAAAGCGGTAGTCAATATCCTGCAATTGCCGGTAAAGGTGCGGATTCTCCATTTGGTACTGGTGGCGCTGGGGGTGTTGGTGGTGGTCCACATGTAACAGGTAATCCTGGTTCTCCAGGAACAGGGTTTGGCTCCGGTGGCGGTGGTGGTGGCAATAACGCTAGTGGTGGTTTAGGTGCGCCAGGGTTTATTAAAATAGTACCAACAACTACAGTAGCTTTTGGTGATTTAATCATCAATGCAACAACAAGCACACGTAGCGGAGCATCATATAGTTTTACAGTACCAGCCAATGTATATAGACTAACAGTCAGTGCAGCTGGCGGTGGTGGTGGCGCTTATGCTTACCACGGTGGGGGATATGACGAACATGCTTGGGCTGGTGGTCCAGGTGGTGGTATTGCTGGTTTAATTATTCCTGTTGTTCCAGGAGATGTTATATCTGGTGTTTATGGAAGTGCTGGTGGATGCGGCTACTATAACGGTGGTACTGGTGGTTCTGGTTCAGCAACAACAATAAATAAAAATGGTGCTTTAGTAGCTACCTGTGGAGCTGGTGGTAACGGCAATACACAACCTCCTTCTGTTGGAACATCAACTATTCAGTCTGGGTATAGCGGTACAACTACAATAGGTACTGCACAACAATCTTATTTAAACACTACAGACGGTACGTACCCTTACGCTAATAAATATGACCCTTGGTCTTGGGTACTTGGCGGTGACCCATCTTACCCGCAGTCAGTATTGGGTACTGTGGCTACTCAGGCCCCAAGTATTTTAGGTGCAAACTATGCTTATGGTGGCATGCCACAAGTTTGTGGTTGGGTTTCTATAACTTATTAAGGTATATATAATGTTTCCACTAGAAGCTATTTTAGGTATCGGCAGTAAAATTCTAGATAAAGTATTTCCTGACCCCGCACAAGCTGAGCAAGCTAAGTTAAAGCTATTGGAGATGCAACAGAATGGCGAGCTAGCTCAGTTAAATGCCGACGTAAGTGAAGCACACGAGCTTACAGACCGTTTAAAAGCAGACATGGCTAGCGACTCTTGGCTGTCTAAGAACATTAGACCTATGACACTTATTGCTATTTTGGCTGGCTACTTTATATTTGCTTTTATGTCAGCGTTTGGTATGGACACTAATGAGACTTATGTACAGTTGCTTGGTCAATGGGGCATGCTAATTATGAGTTTTTACTTTGGCGGCAGAACGCTTGAAAAAATTATGGATATGAAAGGTAAAAAATAATGGACTTTTCTAAAGTAGCTGAGAAGCTTTTTCCAGTATTAGTTGCTGCTGTTACTTGGATGATTAGCTCTGTAACTACTATTCAGCACGACTTAACTGACATTAAATCAAAGATGCCGGCACTTATTACAACTGATGGTAGGCCGACTGATAGCCCAATTTCAGCGGAAGCTCGCAATAAACTTAAAGAAGACATTTACAAAGACATCCACGATTTACAGGTACGTTTAAAACTACTTGAAGAGCGAGGTAAAAAATGATTGAAAACTTTGATGCAGCAATTAACCATACGCTTCAAGAAGAAGGCGGCTACGTAAATAACCCAGCAGACCCAGGCGGCATGACTAACCTTGGTGTTACTAAGCGCGTTTGGGAGGAATGGACTGGGCATGAAGTAGATGAAAAACAGATGCGTGCTTTAACTAAGGCAGATGTTGTGCCGCTTTATCAGAGGAAATATTGGAATGCTTGCAGATGCTCTGAGTTGCCTAGTGGTCTTGATTTGTGCGTGTTTGATACTGCTGTTAATTCTGGACCCGGAAGAGCTGTTAAATTACTTCAGCAATGTCTTGGAGTTCCAGCTGATGGGGCTATTGGGCCTAAAACTATAGCCGCAGCTAATCAATTTACAGGTACAGCACTACTACATTTAATAGAAGAATATTGCTCATCTAGGCAAGCCTTCTTGATTTCTTTGCCTACTTTTGGTACATTTGGTAAGGGCTGGACTGCCCGTGTTAACCGCTTAAAAGAAGCAGCAACCAAGTTACTAGGGTAAACCCGTATGCCATTACAAAAACTACAATTTCGTCCAGGTCTAAATCGAGAAGGTACAGATTACTCTAACGAAGGTGGTTGGTATGATGGCGACAAAATTCGTTTTCGTTCTGGCTTTCCTGAAAAAATTGGTGGTTGGACTCAAGTAAACTCTAATCAATATTTAGGTGTAGCTCGTAGTCTTTGGGTTTGGTTAAACGCCGACCAAGGCGCTGGCAGTATCTATACTGGAGTAGGTACTAATGTTAAGTATTACATTTTCTATGGCGGTGTTTATAATGACATTACTCCATATGTTAAAACAAATACACTAACATCTGTTGCTAATACAATCTCTACTCAAAGTGGTAGCCCAACAGTAACTATTACGGATGCATCTGGGTATGGTTTTAGCGCTGGTGATTATGTGACTATTACTTCTACTACCGTTGTTAATGGTGTTCAGTTTACTGGTGGTAATTACTTAATTCAATCTACTCCAACGCCGACTACATTTACAGTTACTTTTGGTGGTAATGCTAGTGCTACAGGTACAGGTACAGGTGGAACAGTTACATTAAGTTATAACTATCCAACAGGTTTAAATATATATTCTATTGGTACAGGTTGGGGTGCTGGTCCTTGGGGCGGTCCTTCAATTCCAGCAGCTACTACTCTTGGCGCTAATCCGTTTGCAATTACCAATGGCAGTACTACATGTACTGTAACTCACACTGCTCATGGTTTAAGTAATGGCGCTTACGTAGCTTTTTCAGGAGCTACAACTATTGGTGGGGCTGGTTCAAACATAACTGCCGCGCTTTTAAATGCTACTTATGTAATCTCTGGGGTTACAACAAATACATATAATATTACATTACCGTATGCAGCAAACGCTACTGCAGCTGCTGGTTCTCCTGGGGGTGGTTCTGCTGTAGTTGAAACAGACCAATATGGTACTCGTGGATGGAATACTTCCTTTGGTACTTCTTCTTCTTCTGGAGCTTCTGGGCAATTACGCCTTTGGTCAGCAGATAACTTTGGTTCTGATTTAGTTTTAGCTCCTCGTAACGGTTCACAAGTAGGCTCAGCAAGTAATATTTATTATTGGCAAGATAGCTTAGGTGTATCGGCTCGCGCACAATCTTTAAGTGATTTAGCCAATAGCACTGTAGTGATTAATGATACTGGTGCATCTGTACCTAATACCGGAACATCAATGACGGTTTCGGCTTCAGTGGCTCCGTATATTTACCCCTATATGGTTGTAAGTGGCAATACAAATATTCCAGCTGGTACTAAAGTAGCTTCTACCTATATAACTGGGGCTACAACTGTACCGCTTACAAATACGCTTACTGGGTCCGGTACTGTAGCTGGCGCTACATTTTCTTATGCTGGTTCATTTGTTCCAACTTCAACTTATCAAGTAATTACATCTGAAGTTCAAGAATTTGTTATTACATTTGGCGCTAACCCATATAGCCCAAATAATTCGGCTACTAGTTTTAACCCAATGCTTGTACGTTGGTCTGACCAAGCTAATCCATATCAATGGGTACCAACTACAGCAAATCAATCTGGAGAATACACATTAACTAATGGCTCTTTTATTATGGGAGCACGCGCAACCCGCCAAGAAATTCTAGTTTGGACTGATTCTGCTATTTACTCTATGCAGTATTTAGGCGCTCCTTATGTTTGGGGCTTCCAGATTTTGATGGATAACATTTCCATTATGTCGCCTAACTCTATGATTACGGTAAATAACGTAACATACTGGATGGGGCGTGACCGCTTTTACATGTATTCTGGTCGTGTTGAAGTTCTCCCATGCGCATTACGCCAATACATTTTTGCTGATATTAACCAACAACAAACATACCAAGTATTTGCTGGTGCAAATGAAGCCTTTAATGAAGTTTGGTGGTTTTATGTTTCTGCGTCTAGTAGCGGCACAATTATAGACAAGTATGTAATCTATAACTATTTAGACCGTGTTTGGTATTACGGTACTTGGGATGCTGTTAATACTACAGCTGGTTCTTTTGTAACTGGACAAACCTATGTTATTTCTAGTGTCGGCACAACTAACTTTATGTTAATTGGTGCTGCATCTAATACAGTAGGTAGTTACTTTATTGCAAGTGGTCCTGGTACTGGCACGGGTACAGCTTTCTCAATTAATGGTCGTTCCGCATGGTTGCAAACAGGTACTGTGCAATATCCAATTGCTGCTGACTATAACAATAGATTGTTGTACCATGAAAACGGTAACGATGATAATGCAACAGCTACAACTCAACCTATTTACTCTTATGTACAATCATCTGATTTTGATATTGGAGACGGCCATAATTTTGGTTTTGTTTGGCGTATCCTTCCTGACGTTAACTTTAACGGCTCTTCTGTAAATAATCCTACAGTCACAATGACGGTTAAACCGCGTCAGAACTCTGGTACCCCTTATGGTAATGCAGATACCCCATCGGTGCAAAGTTCACAAAATTACGCAACATTCCCAGAATATACAATTCAACAGTTTACTGGGCAGGTTTATACCCGACTTCGTGGTCGCCAAATGTCATTTAAGCTTGAGTCTTTTGATAAAGGTGTAGCTTGGCAGTTAGGTAGCCCTCGTATTGATATTAGACCAGATGGACGTAGATAATGGCCACAACTACTAAAACTTTTAATACAGTTCAGACAAAAGCGCCTAACTTACCTATTGCGCCAGTTGAATATACACAAACATATCAAGACCAACTACTTAACGCATTGCGTCTCTATTTTAACCAAATAGATAATTACACTAACTTTTATAGCATACCTACAGCAGGTGCTACTGAGGATAGACCAGGTAATTCCCTATTTATAGGACAGATGTACTTTGACACCACCTTAAACATACCTATTTGGTGGAATGGAAAAGATTGGGTAAATGCTAGCGGAACAACAGTATAACGTGGTATTATTGGACAAATTTTTAGGAGTTTAGCATGGACGGTGGAATCGGCGAAGCGGCCCTATTAGGGGCAGTAATTGGCGGAGGTAGCTCAGCTATCACTGGGGGAGACCCACTTAAAGGCGCTTTGATGGGCGGCCTTACTTCTGGTGTTATGGGCGGTTTTGGCGGTTTAAGCGGAGTTGAAGGTCTTGGACAATCAGGTACAGACGCTTTTACGGCATCCCAAACAGCTACCGGTAATGCACTAGGTACTGCCGAAGGTTTACCTTATAACGCTGGCGCTGGATATGGTTCTGCACTAAGTACCCCAGTTGGCGCAGGTGCTGTGGATACTGAAGCTTTTATGGAACCTGGTATTAACGCCGGTACAAATACTGTTGTACCAAATACTCCAGTGCCACCTAATACTCAATTACATGGGCTTGATTTAATTAAAGCTAATCCTTGGACTTATGGTGGCATTGCAGCGTCTCAAGCATTACCTGGTTTGCTACAACCAAGAACTTTAGGTAGTGTTGCAGGTACAGAAAAATACGAAGGTCCTTTAAGTAAGTTTAAATATAGCGCTGATAGATATGCACCGGATGTTGTAGTTCCTCCAAGCCCAGCGTATAAACCTGTATATACAGATTATAGAATGGCGGAAGGTGGTATTGCCACTTTAGCAGATGGCGGTTCATTACAAAAAGACCCAGTTAATGTAGATTTTATGGGTAAAGATATGTACCCAATGAGTCAACAACAAACAGCTAGTTACGCTACTCCTAGTCAAATGCCTACAAGCGCGCAACAAACTATGGCTAGCTATGAACCAGCAACTAATCCTCTAACTGGGGAACCAACAGCTCATATGGCTAAAGGTGGTATTGCTGATTTAGGAGGATATTCTGATGGCGGACGTATGCTTAAAGGTCCTGGCGATGGTATGTCTGATAGCATCCCTGCTTCTATTGGTGGTAAACAACCGGCGAGACTTGCTGACGGTGAGTTTGTTGTTCCTGCAGACGTGGTTTCTCATCTTGGTAATGGCAGCACAGATGCTGGTGCCAAACAGCTTTACTCAATGATGGACAAAGTACGTAAAGCACGTACAGGCAATAAGAAACAAGGTAAACAGATTAACCCTAAAAAGTTTATGCCTGTATGACATTAAAAGTTGTTCCTGTAGAAACTAATCATGTACTTAAAGCATGGCCTAAAGTTGAAGGCTTTGTTAAAAGTGCTTTAGATAAAGCAACTACAGAAGATACTCGTAACTATAATGAGCATCATATTCAGCAATATTTAACGTCTGGACAGTGGATGTTAGTGGTTGCAGTAGACGAACAAAATGAAATACAAGGGGCTTGTACAATATCTTTTATTAACTATCCGTTACATAGAGTTGCTTTTGTTACTTGTATTGGTGGAAAATTAATATCTAGCCCTGAAACATTTGAACAATTTAAAGCATTATGTAGTTATTACGGCGCTACTAAAATCCAAGGATATGGTAGACCAGCTATTGTTAGATTATGGCATCACTTGGGTTTTGAATCTGGTGCTACTTTAGTGGAATATAAATTATGAAAACAACTTATTCGAGACGTGAGCTATACGCTGCTGGCGAGTTCCTTGGAGATTCTGCAACGCAGAATAAATTAGGTGGCGGTCGCATTTATGGCATGGGTGGCGGTGGCGGTGGGCAATCATCAGGACCAACACAAACTACAGTTCAGAATACCAACATACCTGATTACGCACGTCCATATGTTGAGACAATGCTTGGCGCTACTCAACAACAGTTGTTTAATACACAACAAAATCCTGATGGCACTACTCAAATTACAGGCGTTAAGCCTTTTGTTCCATATAGTACAAACCCACAAGATTATGTTGCCGGCTTTAGCCCAATGCAAGAACAATCATTTAGCGGTGCTGCTAACTTAGGATTACCAAGTGAATACAACGCAGCTGCTGGGTTAACTGGCGCAGGTATTATGGGTTCTATGGGCGCTGGCGCTAATTATAATCGTATGGCAACTGACCCTAATGCTGTTGGTTCTTTCATGAACCCTTATGTTCAACAAGCCTTACAACCGCAATTAAACCAACTTGCACAGCAAGGCAATCTTCAAGCCCAACAAGCTGCTGGTCAAGCTACCGCAGCTGGCGCATTTGGTGGTACTCGTGGCGCATTAGCTCAAAACTTAGCTCAACAAAATGCTCTTATGGGGCAGCAAGCGGCTTTGGGTCAAGGATATAACCAAGCTTATAATCAAGCTCAACAAGCTATGCAATATGGTGCTGGTCTAGGCTTACAAGGTTATGGTCAAGCATTACAAGGCGCTAACCAATTGGCTAATATTGGTACACAAAAGCTTCAAGGTCAGCAAGGTATATTAAACTTGCAAAACCAATATGGTCAGCAACAACAACAGCAACAACAGAATGTTGTCAATAACGCTATCAATAACTATGCGATGGCGCAACAATACCCACAACAGCAGCTTGCGTTTATGAACTCAATGTTGCGTGGCTTACCATTACAAACAGGTACAACTCAAATGTACCAAGCTGCGCCTAGCCCTATTTCTCAGGTAGCTGGTTTGGGTATGGCTGGCTATGGTTTAGGTAAAGTGGCTGGCATGTTTAAAGAAGGCGGCTCTGTTAAAGAAAAGAAATATGCTACAGGCGGTATCACTTCTATTGACAAGAAAGTACTAAACGACCCACTAGCTTTTTCAGCACAACAGATTAGTCAAGGTATTAAAAACAAATCAGTTACCCCTATGATTGGTGCTATTGCATTAGACCAAATCGAAAATGCTCCTAAAACAACTCCACAAATGCCACAAGGTACTGTGCTTGGTGAATTAGAAACTAAAGCACAACCACAAGGTATTCCTAATATTCCTTCTAACTTACCTGTCCGTGCAGCTCAAGGCGGCATTATTGCTTTTTCCGGAGAAGATGGTAGTTTAGTTGAAGATGATGACGAAGCTATGGGTGGCATGAGCCGTGAAGAACGTGCTATGTTTGATAAATATTTAGCTAATTTAACTGAACCAGAATCACAAGGTATTGGTATTAATATGACCGCCCCTACTGGTACAGGTATTCGTCCTGAAGCTAAAGCACCAAGCGGAATTGAGACGCTATCTGACAGAGAACGTTTACATAAACATGTATTACATAAAGAAAGCGGCGGTAGACGTTACGATGAAAAAGGTAGAATATTAACTTCTAGCAAAGGTGCAGAAGGTGAAATGCAAGTTATGCCGTTCACTCAAAAAGACCCTGGCTTTGGAGTTACTCCAGCTAGAGATAATAGCGCTGAAGAAAAAGCACGAGTTGGTCGTGACTATCTTGACGCTATGTATAGGGAATTTGGTGACCCTAAACTTGCAGCTATTGCTTACAATATGGGACCTAAAGCTACTAAGGAGTGGTTAGCATCAGGTAAAGGTATTGATGCTCTTCCAGGTGAGACTCGCAAATACATTGTTGGCTTAGCTAAAGGCGGCAAAGTTATGCACTTTGTTAACGAAGGCTTAGTTCCTGGGTTTGAAGATTTATCTGGCGGTGAACCATACCCTGAAGAAAAGTTACCACGTAGCGGTAAGATTGGTACAAAAGACGTACTTAATAGAGCGGCAAATAGACCATCTATTGAAGACTTGCTTAAGAAAGACCCAATGTCTACTACATCGCAGGCAACTAGAACTGCGGAAAGAGCGGTGACTAGACCTACAGTTGGTACGTTTGCAGTACCGGCAGCAGTTGGGTATGGTGGCTATAAAGCTAGCGAATTAGGTGCTAACATTCTACGTAATCCTGAAGCACAAAAAGCTCTAGGCGGTAAGAACATTATGCAAGGCGCATTGTCGGGCGATACTGCCTTACCTGCTGAGATTCAAGCACAAGCTGATAAATCTAAGCCTATTGCTTCTTGGATTCCTGATTGGATGTTACCTAGTGATTTAGTACAACAACGTAAAGTTGAACAAAGTAAAGCGCCGGCAGCAGCACCTGCCGCACCTGCGCCACAACCTGAAATGGGTCCTCCACGTTCAGCTATGCTTAGTGATAAGGAATTAAATCCCCCAACGCCGGCAGCTCCGGAATCTGAAAAGCCAAAAACAGCTGAAGAAAATCTTTCTGATTATCTTAAAGAGATTCGTGAGAATATTGCTAGCCAACGCGAACAAGACAAGAACATGGCTCTTATTGCAGCTGGTTTAGGTATTGCTGGTGGTACATCACAACATGCTTTAACTAATATTGGTCAAGGTGGTCTTAAAGGTGTTGAAGCGGCAATGGCTTCACAAAAACAACAGAGTGATGCAGAAAAAACTCTTATGGGTGGATACAGTGCCTTGGCACGTGCTAACTTGTATGCAGATGCACGCAAAGAAGCTAACTTGTTAGGACAACAAAAAGTTCTTGCTGGTCAGATTCAAAACAAAGAAAAAGAAGCTCAAGCATTTGTTCTTAATAAGATGGGTATTATTGACCCAGCTATGCTTAATCAGCCGGACAAAGCCGCTGCTTTCCAAAAACAATTTAATGCTTTATTAGCTCAAGATAAAGAGTATAATGCTATCAAACGCAAGCTATATGAAATGCAAGGAATAGATACAGCCGGTAAAGATTGGACTGGTTGGTCTGGTTCTAAAGCTAACGGTTAATTTAAAGGGTAATTAATGCCTAAGTTTAACGTCACTGCCCCTGATGGGCAGAAGTTTACTGTTGACGGCCCTGAAGGGTCTAGTATCGAAGATGCGTACAGATACGTAGAAGATAATCTATGGCATCCTAAAGAAGAAGCAAAACCCGAAGAAGAACCTTCTACTTTAAAAACTCTTGCTCACGGCGCTGAGCGTGCAGCTCTTCCAACTCTTGGTGGTTTTGCAGGTATGGGTGCAGGTGCTGCGTTAGGTGCATTAGGTGGACCAGCTGCTCCAATTACAGTCCCATTAGGCGCTATTGCTGGCGGTCTTGGCGCAGGTGCATTAACTTCAGCGGTACAAGAAAAGATTTTACAGTCATACCCTGAACTAGCTAAGAAACTTGGTTTAGATGAAGAACAAAGATTAAAAGAAGAAAAAGCACATCCTTACGCTTCTTTTATTGGTGAGGCTGCTCCTAGCTTACTTGGCTTGCGTCCTAGCGGCGCTTTGTTGCGTGGTGGTAAAGAAGCCTATGCTGCTGGTGTAAACGCACTCGCTAACTTAGGTCTTGGTGCAGGTATCGAAGCAGGTCAACAAGCTATGGGTGAAGAACCTATGGACTGGACTAAAGTTGGTATCGCTGGTGCGGCTGGTGCATTAGGTCAAAAAGAAACTGCATTAGGTAGAAAAGTTATTGGTTTTGGTGAAAGAATTGTTCCTGAAGCCATACGCAATAAAGCTATTGAAATACGTAACCCTGAAGAGTTCCAACGCATTAAAGACAGACTTAATGCTGAGTACGAACAAAAACTTGCTGATGCAAAAGAAACCAGTTCCGCACAAATATTACAGTTACCGTTTGACCCACGGGTAGCAGATGCTGGGCAAACTCCTATTTACGTGCATCCAGATGGTTCAACTTCTTTTGTAACTGAATTAACAGAAGCTGGACTTAAAGAAAAGTATCCTGAAAATATAGTAACTAAAGACGGCACTAGATACTTAGCAAAAGAAAAAGCTAAGCCATATACACTGGATACTCTGCCACCTGTAATTGGTACAGAACCAAACGAACTAGCTGCATTTGGTAAAACTTTTGGTATTGGTCGTACTGCAACTATTCTACGCCCTGATGGTCCGCTAGCTGGTAGAGATATTAGTAATCCTGCGGATGCTGCACATGTTAAAACTGTATTAGAAGCATACGCTAATGGCAAACCAGCCAAAGGCGCCGCTGATAAAATTGAAACATTTTTAAAAAGACCTGAATTTAAGGAGGTAACAAGTGATGTTATCAGACCTACTGAAGCTATCGCCGGAACAACTCAGCCAAGCATTCGAGTGCCTAGTGTTCGACGTAAACCCGCCAAAGAATCTACAGCATCTGAAGCTGGAAGATTGGGAAGTGATATCGAAAGTGTTGGACAACCTGATGTTGGAGCGGGAGCAAAACCAACTCCATTAGGAGACACTGCAGGTTTAATTGAATGGGTGCAATCAAAAGGACTCTCGCCAGCTGAACTAAGTGCGGATGACTGGAAGATTCTTGAGAATACATGGCGTGAAGAACACGGCAAACTAGTTGAACAAGCTAAGCCTAAAGCCGAAGAAGTAGTTAAAGAAGAAGCGGTTGCAACTAAAGCTGAACCTACCGCAGAAGAAGCACCGGTAGTAGCTGCGCCTAGAGAAAAAGTAAAAGCTCCTAAAGCTACCCCTGAAACTAAGATTGAGAATAAATACTTACAACGTATTGATGAAGATATTAAAGCAAGGCGTTATGAAGAACCTGAGAATCTAAATCAGGCTATGCTTGACTATGTAGCAGGAGATTTAGCAGGGGGAAATGAAACAGCCCAACAACTAAAAGATGCCAAGAAATATTATGAATCATTAAGCGATATTGAAAAACAATATGTAAATAGCAAAATAGCTGAACGTGGTAGATGGGAAGCTAGAGATGAAGCATTTAGGATAAAGCCCGAAGAAGTGTCAGGTGAAACAATCAAACAGGTTGAGAAAAAAGGTGAACCTGATGTGTATTTCCGTGATAAAGATTTACGTGGTAGAGAAATACCGAAAGATGTTGTAGAGAGAAATACAAAACTTGAAAACTTAATTGATAGTGGTGCAGATTCAAGAGCTTTATTGGACCATATAGTTGCAGATGAAACAGCTCCTCATGCCGTTAGAAAGATGGCTAGAAAGCTAAGTAAATTCTTGCCTGATGTAAAAGTAGAATTTAAAGATGTTTATGATGATGTATTAAAAGCTACTGGTTCGTATAACCCTATAACTGATTCTATTTTTATTGATAGAGCTAATAATCCTGACCACGCTTTAACTCTTATGCATGAGTATGTTCATGCTCTTACTTATAGCCCTATGTTTAATGGGTCAAAAGCAGGTAAAGAAGTTAAGAAGATATACGAACAGTATAAAAAGTATAATAAAGATGCAGACCATTATGGTTTGACAAATTCCCATGAATTTATTGCTGAAGCATTATCTAATCCTGAGTTTCAAGATTTCTTAAAAACAGCTAAGCATAATGGCGTAATTGGTGGTTTTTGGAATAAGATAGTTCAAGCATTTAGGGAGTTCTTTAACTTCCCGCCAAAAGATGTTGTAGATGAGTTATTGTCCTTAGCACATGGTATGGCTAAAAATAGACCTGCTGATGTAGCTGAAATGAGAGATTTCTTTGGTAAAAAATTAGGGGAAAATATTACCGAGTTTCCAACACCGGTATACAAACGAGAGACTCAAGCCGATAACATCCGCAACCTAACAAAAGAATCAGGCTATACAGAAACACAAGAAGTTAAGCGTGGGCCTTTCCAAACTATTAAAGAAACACATCCTGAAGATGTTAAGAAGGGTCTTTCAAGATTCCTTACTGAAAAAGAAACAATGTGGTTCTCATCTGATGCCGCATACAATAACGCAATGTTTAAAGCCTTGGAAGAAACAGGCAATATGGACTTGTTGCGCCATGCTATGTATGAAACTGCAACAGGTCAAGCCTATCACGACAACGCACTTGCCAACGCCTTTTTAGAAAAAGGTGCTATGGTATGGGACCCAAAAACATTTAAGTTCCGTGTAGAAGATAGTGCTAATAATTGGCGTGACATGATGGGTGACCTTAGCAAAGTTGGTGAGAAGTATGGTCTAAATCATGAAGAAATTAACGCAGCTGCTAGCCAAGCATTTATTGCAGAACGTCTAGAAGGTTTATCTAAGGCTGATAAAGAAATATATAGCCACATGACACCTGAGCAGATTGCTAAAGGTAAGCAGATTTTTAAAGAGATGCCTGAGCTACGTAAGATTCAAGAGAAATGGAATGGCATCCGTAAGAACGCTATGGACGTAGCGGTTGAGGCAGGTTTATATAGCAAAGAACAAGCTAAAGAATTGTTGAACTATATGGACTATGTTCCTTTCTATCGTGCAGAACAAATTGCTAATGCGGCTGGACCAAAAGAGTACGCCAGAAGCCTATCTGATTTTGCAAAGAACTTTAAGATTAAGGGTAGTGAGCAAGCCGTTAACAACATCTTTGACAACATGGAGCGTTGGACTAGCTACACAGTATCTCGTGCGGTTAGAAACCAAAAAGCTAACTCTATGTATAGCTGGATGAAAAAGGTTATTCCTGATGAAGTTAAAGACTTACGTACCGACGAACGTGTAAAACACGAGCAAAACGTAGTTGAAATATGGCGAGATGGACAACGTGCTAGGTTTGAAGTTAAAGACCCATTGTTTGTCCATGCGTTTAACGGTGTAGAATCCGTTGGCTTACCTATGATGGGCTGGTGGCAGAAAGCTACAAACTTGTTGCGTCAGAATATTGTGCTTAACCCATTCTTCTCTTTAAGTCAGCTACCACAAGACGCTATTGCGGCTATGCTTTCTTCAGGAGTTAAGAGTCCATTTAAGTTAGGTATTGAAGTAGTTAAAGAATTTACTAAGACTTTATTTGGTAGAAGTGCTGCCGGTGAAGAACTTTATAGATACGGCGCTACTGGAGATTTCTCAGGGTTATTAGCTAAGAATGAAGTTGCTATGGTTCACGGTTTTAAAGAGCCTTCATTGAAGCAAAAGTTATTAGCACCGTTTGAAAAGATAGCTATGGCATCTGATAATGCAGTGCGTCAGGCTATCTATAACCGTACTATGGCTGAAACAAATGGGGATAAGGCTAAGGCTATCGAACGTGCCTTTGAGATTATTAACTTTAAACGCCAAGGTGCAAGCGGCGTAGCTCAGATTTTACGCCAAAACGTACCATTCTTTGGTGCTTATTTACAAGCCCAAAACGTAGCATATAAAGTGTTAGCAGGTCGTGGTATTGCACCAGCTACTCGTAATGAAGTTTACAAGACTCTAATTAACAACAGCATGAAGTTGGCGGCGTTAGGGTTTATCTATTCTTCATTGGTATCAAACACAAAAGAATACCAAGAAATGGACCCAGCTATCCGAGATAGGCACTTGTTAATTCCGGGTACTCCATTTATGTTGCCATTACGTAGTGACGTATTCTTGTTACCTAAATTAGCGGCTGAATATACATACAACTACTTAACAGATACAGGTTATTCTGATGGTAGAAAGATGCGTAATGGTATGGCTGATAGTTTGACTAATATGATTTTAAGCCCTACCGCAGTTCCACAAGCAGTTAAACCGGCACTAGAAGTTATGACAAACTATGATTTCTTCTCAGGCCGACCTATTGTGGGTACTGGATTAAAAGAGCGTCCAACAGAACTACAATACTCTACTAATACATCTGAACTTGCTAAAGCTATTGGTGCTAGTGGATTGATTTCGCCTATGGCAGTTGACCATTTGATTAAGGGTTATTTAGGTACAACAGGCGGTATGGTTTTAATGGCTACTAACGCTATGGCTAGGGAAGCCTCAGGTATTCCTACACCTGAAAAGTCAGTACAAGATGCGTTTGCTACCTTCCCAGGTATGAGTGCATTTGTTGCTAAAGAGCATGGTAGTGGTTTGAAGAATGACTTTTATGAATTGCATGATGAAGTAACTAAAGCAGTTAACGGTTACAACACATTGATGAAGAAGGGTCAAGTTGGAGAAGCAGTTAAATTTATCCAAGGAGAAACATCTCCTATAAACCCATTTGCAGTTAAGAACACAAATCTATACCAACTTAAACAAGCGACTAGTGCTATTGACCAACAACTTGCTAAGTTACGTCAGTATGAAACTATGGTACGTGAAGCTCCTGCATCACAGATGAACGCTAAACAGAAAGGCGATGCAATCGAGCAAATTAGGCAACTTGAAGAAGGCTTGTTGCAGAATGTAAGTGCCTTGCGTAAGGCGGCTGGTTACTAAAAAATACCCCGCCGAAGCGGGGTTAATCCTTAACCGAGTGATTAGTTAAGGAGAAGAGTTACCGGAGTGTATCACTGAACCCGCCAAAGACGCAAGCCGTACTTACCGTTTTCCACTACTGGCTTACAAATAACCTCGTATCCCCAACGGTTTGCTTCTTTTTTAAGCTCCATACAATGCCTTTGCCTATCTAGGCACGGTATGAAAAAGGACATGCCCGGCTCAAACTCCTTCCAAGGAACTAATACTATCAGATTCAGAATCTTGAGCATTTAGTAATTTGTCCTCATTAAAGAAGCCTAACTTAGTTGTATCAAACACCAAGGCGGGTACGTTAATCTCAGTACTAATAATAGTACCGGCAGTCATACGCTTACGCTTAGTACCTAAGAACGCACCGTTCTTCTTGTGCATAATTAAAGACTCATCAAAGTTTAACTGCATCTTGTTACATTCACCACGATACTCTTTGGCTACTACGAACAATAATTTAGTATCAGGCTCATAACGTGCAGTTAATGCGCCACGTGGCTCACGGATAGCGGCAGTCTCAAGACCAGTCTTACCATCCTTCTTACCATTGATAACAAGAATCTCGTGGAATCTACGTTGCAACATACCGCCTAAGAAGTCGCTAGACTCAAGCATAAGCATACTGTTCTGTACTCGTGAATCACGGATATGCTTGATGATGTAATCCATCACAGGCTTGTGGTCAATATCATGTAATCCAAGACGTTTAGAGATAATACCGCCAACAATAGCAATCGTAGCCATAGCTGACCAGTAGCGTTCGTGCGATTTAATATCTGCCGCTACCTCAATCTTAGTTTGAATCTTACCAATGAACTCAATAACTTCAGGTAAGTGTGCGATTAGATATTGAATGTACGGAAAGACTGCATGCCCATAGTTATCGTACAAACGACTGAAGTGATTCCTAGCCCATAGTGGGTCATCATTAGGGTCATTAAAGATGTGCAGTTCCATGATACGCATTAACTCGCCTTCAGGAAAAGCCTTTAGTGATAGCAACTCGTCACGTAATGAACGGTTAGAAGTTGTAATCAATCCAGTAGCCCAACGAGTTACGTTAATACGTTCTGCGTTTTCACTTGACTTCAATCTATTCTTAGCACGACCTTCTGTAATGTCATAAGCCAAGTTAGACTTTTGGTCAGGTGGCATATTAGTCATCTCGTCAAATAAGATTGGAATGTTTTGTAATGTACCAATACGTTGTAGCTTTTGGTTGTACGTATCTTTGACCTGCATCAAACCATGCTTAGGGTGTCCGTAAATACTACCAACAGCGTGCAAGATTGTAGACTTACCTGAGCCTGAACCTTGTGACTTTAAGCTTAGTAGATAACCATCTAAGTTAGTAAACTTCAACAGTACGTTACCAAACCCCATGAAGAAAGCAAATGCCTTGGCTTCCATCTCAGGTCTAGCGTAAGCATTAACAACATCTTTCCATATATGGAAGTCACCCTTTTGTTTGAACATAGGGATAAGCGTTAATGTTGTAGCCGTAGGTGGGCTATATTTAGTATCAGTAGCAGTGATTTCTTTATCGCCAAGGATAAAGCTACTATTATCTTCTAGCCAACCGAATTGACGGCGTGCCTTCTCAGACTCTTCTTTTGATTGCAATTCTTCTACCCATCTAGTTATGTACGCCATAAGGATGTCCTGTCTTTTACCAAGCACGGCAATACCATGCTCAGAAATCTTATCTCTAAATCTGTCTTTAGCCATAGCCGTAGACAACGGCATAATGAACTCACGCACACCATCTTTAGGTAAGTGCAAACGCATCAATAATGTTTCACCCAAATCAGGGTCGTGTATACGCTTTACTACATAGAAGTCATAAGGGTAAATAAGGATGTCCTCATCCGCACCTGTTTCTTCATCTTTTTGCCGAATGTAGATACCACCTACTTTGCCCCTAAAGTAAGGGTGAGGCAGTTTAGGGATAGTATATTCGACTGGTTCTTCTTTATCCGATACTTCTTCTTTAACTACGTTGTCTTCTTCCGTTGCTTCCACAATCTCTTTACCAAGCTGAATTGGGGACGTGATGCTATGCTCACATCCTTGGCAACCTGAGGGATTGAGTTTCTTAAAAGTTTGGCAGGTATATGGGCCTTTAGTCTCATTGGCTTTTTTCTCCGTATATTCAGGGGAATACTCAGGGTGTTTATCAGATATTGCGTGAATGGCTTTATCCCTATCCACACATTGATGGGCAATACTTAGCCCTGCCCGCCATAGAGGTTCTTCTATTGTAGCTTGATTCTCGTAAATGTGCAGTAGTTGTGGGCAACCTTTACCCTCTACACTTTTTAGCATAATTGTTTTAAACCTAGCCTGACTGTTTCCTGATAAAAGTGCAGTCAAGGCATCCATACCTCTAGTGATATGTGGTTTGCCAACCATACCCGCAAAGATGTCTTCATGTAAATTCAAAACATCTTGTATAACAGAGATACCCACCTGGGTAGTCCCAACTAATACTTCTACATCTTGTGGATTTTCAGGGTCTTTAAAGTTAAGAGTGCCGGGAATACGTAGGATACGAGCCGTATCAGCAGTAACTGAAGGGTCAGCTTCTAGCTTAAATTTGGCGCATACTGCCTTTAACTTCTCCGCCAAGGGTTTCCAGTCTTGTGCAGAAATGTCTGTATCTAATGTCCAATAAGCGTGTACACCACGACCTGAATTGACAACTAATGGCTTAGGTAATCCAGTATCTTTAAGGAATTGTTTTAGTGCCGACATACCTTCGGCTTGGTCTGCATATGGCTTACCAATACCACAATCAATATCAATAAAGAATGATTTTAAATGTGACGCATTATTAGCAGTTCTACCATCTTTAGGGTTAGTGAAAGATGAAAGTGCAAAGTAAGCATCCCAACCGTTATTAGCTAAATCATTACCTAGTTTTTCTAAGTCCTCAATCGAATCTACAAATTTTTGTCTTGGCTTCTCTTCTTTTTTTAAACCCACCACGCAGTAGTTACCTTCACTTGGTAACACTGATGATAGAAACTCTTTTGTCGTTAACATAGCCACTTTCAATAGGTGGGGCGGGTGGTTGTTTACTTCACCCATTAAGTTGCAACACCCCAAAAACTTACTTCAATTTATCAACAAGCTTTCGCATTTTTTCAGCGTGCTTATCGTCAACATTACTACCACGAAACCAAGCATAGACTGCCGTTCGGGATACGTTAAAGAACTCAGCCACATCCGTAACAGGTATGTTACGTTTGATACAAGCAATTCCTAATCGTACCCCTAATAGGGTTTTGTCCGCAGAGTTTACTTCGTTGACGAAATCGCTTGAATAGCCTTTCGCCATGATAACTCCTTACTCGTCATCCCAAGCCGATAATACCGAGCTTAAGTCTTTCTTAGGAGTAGGCTCTTCTTTCTTAGTTGCACGCTTTACTGGCTCGCTTTCAACTTCAGGTGTTGCCTCAACTTCTTGTACCTTAGCTTCAACCTTAGGTGCTTCTAGTTTTTGAACGCCATCTGCTTGAGCAACAGTCATTGTAATTGCCTTCTTAGCCGCAGTACTTTGACCTTGTTCAATAGCAGTAGCAATCTCATTAGCTTCCAAGAAACGCACTGGCTTGAAGATTACTTTAGGTGTTGAGCTTGCAGTATCAAAACGCATCTCAGTAACTACCGCAGTAATAGGCACACCTTTGCTACCAATCATCTTGGCATACATTTCTAGAGGCCATTTACCCGGCTCGCCTTCACCAAAGATTGATGTAGATGGAAGCGTTAATTGATAAACATCACCACCAATATCGTTCTCTAAAACAACTGCCAAGCGTTGGCTAAAACGGCAAGCCTTAGAGTTACCTTGACCCGAACCATTTACGTTCTGTGGGCAAGTTGCGCATGACTTAGCTTGTGGCTCTTTAACAGTAGCGTCAGGGTGTGTTGAATCCGCAGACCAACAATCAGGCGCAGAACTTTGACCCTTCTTGTAAGCACCCGCATAGAATGTGCGAGACTTCTTCTCGGCGGCGGCAACGATAACTACATTAAGGTTACGTTCTTCTCTTTGAGAAACTTCTTTACCGTTAACCATTAAACGCCAAATACTGCCGTCAATAGATATACGCTTGCTACCACCTGCGCCACCGCTACCCATAAGGGCTTTAGTAGTAGCGTCAAGCTCGTATTGTTTTAGATGCGCAGGTAGACCTACATCTAACATAGCTAACTCTTTACTCATAATTACTCTCCTTTAATATAGGTAATGATTGTTTTTGCATTATCTAAAATAGATGCCATAGAATCCGTTTCAGACTTAGCTTTAATTGCTAGTTCCAAAGCCATAACTCTAACTTGCATTTCCATTTGGTTATCCATTCTCTTCTCCTATTTGCGTGGACGTGTTACTACAACTGTGTATGAAGCATCTGCATTTAGACCCGGCGGATGCAAATCAGGGTTTTCCTTAAGGAACGTATCCACGTTCGCATTAGAAATTCTTTGGTGCAAGAAATGAAAGGCATTATGTTCTGCAATAAACTTGTAGAACGAATCCCAATCGCTTGTCCAATATCTTTTTGCTACACGGCGTGATACTGTACCGTGTTCAGTCTTAAGCCCATCAGTGCCAGTCTCTTTGCAAATCTCTAGCAACTGATTGCTAATCATTTCTTGTTGTTCTTCTAGCTCGGCATCTTTCTTAGCTAGCTCAGCACGAGCATCTCTAATCTTGATGTAAATCTTAACAAGCTTATCTGTGTTCATTGTGTCACTCATACTCTTCTCCTTGTTTTCTTCCATTATAGCGATTGTACTTAACAATGTCAAGTATTATCTTCAAGAATATTTTTGTATAGGTCAATCATTTTAGCGTGTATATCTACCTTACCTTCCAACATCTTGTACATTCGTTTCTCGACTGGCGAGCCTTGTAGATGCACAACAGTACATGGATTTCTTTGTCCTGCACGATGCACACGAGCATTAGCTTGCAGGTAAGTTTCGACAGATGTAATTGGGGAAAACCATACTACCAAATTAGCCGCAGTTAGTGTAACGCCATGAGCCGCCGATTGTGGTTGGATTACAAGAACCCTAGGGTTTGTCTCAGTTTGAAACCTAGCAAATATATCTGTACGATTTTGTGCCGATACTGCACCGTTAATAATTTCCGCAGGTATACCGCTTTTATTTAGTGCTTCTGCAACAATCTCAATAGCATGACGATATGGTACAAACACTAGTACTTTATGGCTACATTCGTCTATAACTTCTTTTAGAGCTTCGATACGATTGCTGGCATCAAACTGAACTATCTCTCCACTATCCGAATAGACTGCGCCACATGAAAGTTGTAGCAACTTGTTTAGGTTAGCCGCCGCATTAACTGTCGTAATCTCTTCTCCAGCCGCAACAGCTAGCATATTCTTACGGATGATTTCGTAGTATTTTTCTTGCTGTGTTGTTAGCGGTACATCTCGTGTTGTATAAGTCATTTCAGGCAAATCCAAACATTCTTCTTTGGTATATCGGATTGCGGGTTGTAATATGCTATGGACAATCTTTTCTGAAGCAGGTTTAGGAATCCACTTAAACTGAGTTATCTTATACATGACCATATCTCTAAATGCTCCAAAGAACTTTGGAGTTTCATTTGGATTAACTAGTTTAGCTAAACCGTAAGCATCGGTTGGAGATTGCGCCGCAGGTGTACCAGTCAGCATCCATAACCAATTATTAGGCTTAATAATAGAATGTAGGGTTTTATATCTTGTAGTGCCTACTGTCTTATAGGCATTTGCTTCATCAACAACAATAAGGTCAAAGTTGCCTGCAATTACTGCATCTTTAATAATGTTCAAACCATCAAAGTTACATATAACAAACTCAGCGTCACTTTCTACCGCCTTGATTCTCTTCTCCCTAGAATAGCTATGTGCTACTACCGTAGTTCTGTGCATAGCAAACTTGAACAAATCATTTTGCCAAGCCGACTGCATGATGGATAGTGGGCAAAGCACTAATACTCTTTTGATAGCACCGATACGCATTAAGTAATCAGCCGCCCATATTACAGAGCCAGTCTTGCCAGTACCTTGTTCGTTAAAACAGAAAGCTTTTCTGTGCAAGGTTAGGAATGATGCCGTATCTTTTTGATGCTCAAAGGGTCTGTAATAACCCGGCCAATCGTAATGTCCCAAAATGGGACTAGGCACGTTTTTAATCTTCAGGTTCTTAAGTACTTGGGCTTCTTCTAGCCCCCATTTGACTAGCACTTCACCTGTATCTAGTACTGTCGATTTTGGGATAACCGTTGTGATGCGATTAGGATTCCGAACTTTTAGTAGTAATGCTTTGTTATCAATAATCTGCAACTTCTCTTCTCCAAATAGTTATCACTCAAAACCGAAGTTTTGAATTTTTAGTACACCTTACGGGTGTTAATCGGTTAGTTCATCCCCCAAGGAAGTTCAGAGTGAAAGGTCTCTGAGTTAAGGGACACTAACTGACACGGTTTAGCATGAAGGTAAAAATATCGAAAACCCGGAATCTCACCACTCGTGCCTTACGTAAGATTCCCTAACTGCCGAGGAGCAGGTATTCTTTTATTTTAGTACGTTATTTCTTTTTTGCAACTTTTTTTCGTTCTTTGGTGCTAATTTCTGATACGAGATTACCCTTAGAGTCACGCTTAAAAGAACGATTACCTGATGCTGATTGTAAAAATACACCATCTTTATTAGAGCCACCTTTATCAAGCGCCTTCTTGTGTGCTACATCTTTACCAATACGCTTAGGTGATTCTTTTAGCACTGTTCCTGTATCACGCTTATCAATAGCACGTCTAGCACGTTGGCGCTCAGCACGTCTTGGTTCTTCATCACGTTTCTTTTGCATCTCGTACTCATGTTTGTACGGTCTTGGTTTATTTACGTATGGCATTATCTACCCTTTCCATTATGGATACAGTCTTTAACAGGACACCATCCTCTGCAACTGAAATTTGGTTTTGCGTTCCAAACATCGTGCTTATAAGTTTGTTCCAACTTATTGGTTTCCTCTAACCAGTGTACCCACGTTTTCTCGTGTTGTTCCTTGTTATATTCAGACTTAATAAAGTCGCCTGCTACTACAAACAATAAACCCGCTTTGATATTTTCTATCTCAGGAAAATGTTTATAGATAGCTAAAGCAAGCAAATCAAGCTGTTTTACGTTAGCATACTTAGCAGATTTACCTGTCTTGTAGTCTATAAGTTTAGCACTTTCTTCGTTAATTGCCAAGAAGTCAGGTATACCTCTCCACCAAACATCTTTATCAAAGAAGCCACATGGTTCAAGGTCTTTAGTTAAACCTAATTTATGTTCACAAAGATGTTGTCCTTTGATAGCTTTAATAGGTTCTAGCATGGGTGTCATAAACCCAAACTTCTCAGGAATAGGTTTACCATCCCTAATGAACTCTTCAGCCGCTTTGTGAACTTCAGTGCCATATCGCATGGCTTCTGATTCAGGTTCTACTATATCCTTGACAACTCTTAATCGGTAATATTTATACGGACACTGTTTAAATAACTCTAGGCTACTATACGACCATGTGAGGTGCGCCATTCTTTAATTCCTTAGCTATTTTTGTTAGAAGTTTAGTCTCTACATATAAGTTGATTGCGTGTTCGTTAGCTTCTTTATAGCTCTTGTCGTTAAGAGCCAATTCTAGTAGACCTAAATTTCTTTTAGCTTCGGAAATAAATGATGCGTAATCCATGGTTTTGATGTCCTCTTTGTTAGTTTTGGTTTTGTTCATTTTAGCACTCTCCATAGCTCATTCCCATACCTGACTCGCAGTTAAGGGGTAGGGTTTTTGCCCATTCAGGTCTCCACTGCATACACTGTTCTACATAGGCACGAGCTTGGTCAGCCTCTTCTTTAGGCGCTATACAAGCTACCGCATCGTGAACTGTTAGTACAACCTTGTATTTACTGTTGATTTTCAACATCTGTTCTGCTATAACACATCTTGCTATGGCTTGGCATAGGTTCTCAATAACCTTACCGCCGTAGATTTTTACCATTCCTTTCCTTGTTTTATAAGCAAATTCAGTTTTGTTTTCAGCAGTGACAATCCTTTGCAAACTATCATAGCGTTGCCATAGTCCGCTAGGTAATAAAAACCCTTTCATCTTTGGGTCAAACTCAACTACACCTTCTCTACCTAAGTTAGCACCGCGTTGTTCTACTATGGCTTCTACACATCGTTGGGCTTCTTTCCATAATTCGGGTATTTTAGGGTACGTAGAACGGTAGACAGATATGATGCGTTGCGCTTCACCTTCTTCAATCGCCACGCCGAAAGTCTGTAATTGGGCTTGGAATTTCTTCGCCCCCATGCCGTATCCAGCGCCGAGGATTGTTGTCTTACCGACAAATCTTTCTTCTTGCGTAACTTCAGTAACTTCCTTCTGATAAATAGCCGATGCCATGATTTTGTATACATCTTCACCTTTCTCGAACGCATCAACTAAGTCGTCTTGTCCTGCTAACCAAGCAACAGTACGAGCCTCAATCTGTGATGAGTCGCAATCAATAATTACATACCCTTCGGGGGGTTGAATAGCCTTCTTTAATTTACCTGCGTTCTGACCTCTGCTTGGTAGGTTTTGTAGGTTAATCTTGTCGTCACCACCCCATCTACCAGTGTGCGCTGCGTAATATTTAATTGGTACAGGCAACTTCCCACGCTTAGCTATGTCAATAAATCTTTGCGTGCGTGTTTCTTCAAGCGTAGTTTTTGTGCCAAGCCTAGCCGAAACCAAAGCCTGAACACGAGGGTCAGAATGTGAAGCCAGTTCCTTGAACGCTTCATCTGTCTTAGCAAAAGCCCACGCAGGTTTACCAGTGCGTGCAGATATTTTAGTAGGTGGTTCTACATCTAAAGACTTTAACAACTCCGCAAACTTGTCGTTCGACATGAGAGTATCTTTATCAGTAATACACGCCTTGAGAAGTTTCTCTTTCTTGTCCTTAACATCTTCTAAGTGTTGCTCCAGTAGGGGTAGGTCAAGCACCAAGCTCGGTTCAATAAACATCTTGAGGGTGCAGTCAATAACCTTTAGCTCTTTAGACGGAAAGTCTTGCGCCATAATATTAAACAACTTGTAGGTTAGTTCTACGTCATTCTTACAGTAGCCACCATAAGCCTCAAGTTCTTCAGGAGTAAAGTCTAGTCTGCGTTTACCTAGCGCATTATCTACTTCCGTACCCTTCTGTCCGATACCATATCTTTCAGCCAAGATAGCAAGACTACCCCCTGCTTCCACACCATGTATAGCACGAGCCATACACAAAGTATCGAGATACCCACGAGGGTGAATATCAAAATGCCAAGAAAGAATAGCACCATCGAACTGCGTGTTGTGGGCAAGTACCAACGAGTTTTCCCAATCATATAAAGTCTTTAACCTAGATTCAATTATGTTTTTAGGACCGCTAAACCAATCAGTCCGCCCATCATTTTCTTTAACTGCTACACCAATAACTTCAAACTGCGGGTCACGCACATACTCTTCTGTTGTATGCGAACGAAACCCAAAGCCTTTGGCATAGTACGTTTCAAAGTCCACCGTTATTAAATTCATTTTTACGTTTCTCTTCCGCTTCTTTTCTAGCAGTTTCTCTTAGTTCTTTTGGTAGTGTCTCATCATTTGTAAATATCCTTACAAATAACTCTTTTGTTGGATGCCTATAAATAGGTTCAAAGTCTTTAGGAAACCTAGATGTTTCTACATACATAGCAAACAATCTACAAGCTACTTCTTCTTCTTTACATCTTTTGGCATGTATACATCCATCACATGGTGCGGGTTCAGATAAGACGGTTTTAAGCGTGTCGTAGTAATCTTCAAATTTATCTTCTACCATACTTAACCTTTATTTCTTTCCATGTATCTTTCATGTCTTGCAACATTTCTTTAAAACAATCTTTAAAATCTTCCATCATATTCAGCTTTGCTCGTGGTCTAGGACTACCTACAAAAAGAGCGCCCTGTAATTGTTGATGATGTAATGCTTGTTGTGAAACATACATGTTAGACCCCGCTCCCGAAGATTGACCTGGGGTCACTCCAGCCCCACCCGTACTTAACGTGATTGTTTGACTGTAAGGTTGGTACTGGAACGGTTGTGGCTTTGGGTCTTCAGCACCCATCACTTTCTTAAATATCTCTGTTGCAAATTCTTCTGCACGTAACTTATTTATACCGTCCCTAAATGCTTGCCTATCTTCTTCTGATAAGAAGTCATAAGGATTTCCAGTAGCCATACCTAGACTATTCCATCCCATTATATATGACACTACCCCACCGAACTTAACTAAGTTTCCTGTAATCGGGTCATGTACTGGATAAAACTCTTCGGGATGAGTTTCCATTCTTTTAAGTAGTAGTTCAATTCCCGAATTCATCTGAAAGCCCCCTTGTATATTCGGCGTACGCCTCATTAAAACATTCGTCTATACCTGTTTCTAAAATCTTTTTCATATCAATTTTTGTTAAGAACTGTTGCTCATCGTTTAATAAGCGCTTAACCACTGCCTGTTCGAACTGCGCCATTTTCAGTTCTTTTAACTTATTCATGACAGCGTTTTGTTCTTCTTCGGACATATACTTTTTAAACTGATTGTACAAATCAATCCACCGCCCTGTGTTCTCAAACTCTTCAGGATTAGTTTCCATGCGAGCTAGAAGAATCTCTACACCTTTATTCATTTTGTTCTCCGTAGTGGTACATAGTATTTAATCGGCTTAGTTCCTGAAATGGTATAAAGCTCTATCACATTTTCTTTTAAAAGTTGACGCAAGATACCTTTTGTTTGGCTATAACTTAAGTCAATAGCATTAGATATTTCAGCTATTGTTCTAGGCGAGCCAGCCAGTAGGCGTACTATTTGCGGTCTTCTATTGGTTTTCATCGCATCGTTCGATTAGGGCGGCGTAACCTGCAATATCCACAATACTATCTCTATGGTCAGGGTCATTAGCCAAACGAGCCGCTTTTAAAAGAATCATCATTACTGCAACATCTTGGGCAACTAGAATACCGCCATCCTTCTCAGCAACACCATTAGCCACCAAGTATAAGTTCCACATTTCAGCAATAGCTTTTAGGTTCTTACTTGGGTGTCCGTAGGTCTTTTCCCTATCACCATAGATAATCTCATGAGCTTCTTTGAGAATAGATTTATTTGGTTCTGTCATACCAACCTCTTATAAGTTTGATTAGAAATTCTTTACCTTCACCAATCTTGGTAACTTCATCAGCCGTTAGTTTGTATACATCATGCACATTCATACCATCATCTGTGTCGCCAATAATAAGCATGACTTTTACGTTAGGTAGTTGGGCTAGCCTATGTAGTAATAAGCGTTGCCCACCACTGATTCGTTCGCCAGGTCGTTTCCATTCCCCAATAAGAAAGTGACCACGCCGTTCATATACCATATCTAAATTAGAAGGTAAGAACTTTGGGTTTGCCTCAATGATTCCCTGCAACTCTGTGAAGTCGGTATGCTTTGCTTCGGGGTTACGCATCGCCGTCATTAGTTTCTCCTAGTAAGTCAAAGACCACACCCTGTTCAGGTAGTCCCAGATTAAATGTATTTTTAAACATCTCTATGGTTTGGTCATCAACTACAAAGGCAACACCGCCCGCCGTAGCAATATCAACCAAGTTCTTTAACTGCAAAGCCGTTGGCTTGTTACCATTAGCCTTGCACTCGATACCAATAAACCTACCCTTTATGCAAGCCACAAGGTCAGGTACGCCTGACTTGCCATACCCACCAGTAGCAGGCATAAAGAAGTAAGCTCCCTGCTCCTTCAAGAAAGCTTTGACTTTGTCTTTGACTTTCTTCTCAGGGGTTGTCATTTCTTCGCTTTCTTTTTAGCGATTGGGTTCTTAGGAACAACACCAGTCTTTTCTTGAACGGCTTTAATCTGACGATACATATCAGCTAAGGCTACCTGTTGGACTTCTAGAGTTTTAACCATAGCATCAATGCCATCATGCACCAACCACATAGCACCGCTTAGTGCATTGTCGTTTTCTCTTTCAGCGCACAATTCAGCTACCGCCTGAAATCCGATTAGCTTACTAATATCCTCATCAAACTTAGCTACGTTTGACCACATTTGTTTTAATAACTCTTCATTCACTTTTACTTCTCCTTTTAGGTTTAATGGCAACAATGCCGTCTTCTATAACTTCTTTTTTCTTACGTGCTTCTAACATAGCATCTGCATGTTTGTACGCTTCTTCGTGCATGGTTTCAAAAGGTCTATTACCATTCATCACCATACCCACCAAAGCAAACATCGCAAAGCAATCTCTTAAGTCTTCTTCATTCATTTTCTAATCTTTCTGAGTGGACGCAACTCAGGGTTAATTGCGTGGTCATAACTATCTTTTAATAAACTTTTTGGTATGTCAAAGAACACTCTCTTTTTTAATAGCTCTTGGCTATCTATTACTTTACCTTCGCCTTTAGAACTTACCTTTAATGTAGTTAGAAATGCTTGTGGTGATTGCATGTGTAGGTTTACAGTTACAGTATCAATACGCTCCATTACTGTATCTACTATATCCTGTGGTAGTTGCGCAAAATCATCAGCCTTTATCTTACTTGATGCGTCATATAGTAGTCGTTGTTGTGCTTTTGTAAACATATTTTCCTTTAGTTAGATTGATGATGCTTGTGGTAATGCTAGTGGAATGATTGACTCCCATACTCTAATACTCATTGGCACATGGTAAACATCTTTAGAAACTTTCTTACCTATGTCGGGTATCATTTGAAAGTCGTTAAGCATTTTAAGTATGGCTAGTCGTTCCTCTATAAATGTTGGTAGTTTGTCGAACCTTAAAACCTGTGGTTGAAAACCAAATCCACCCTCTAGTACATAGATACCATCTATTATTGATAGGCGGACTGACCTAGGAGTATTAGCTAATTCCTCTCCTAATTCGTCCAGTGCTTTATATAATCGTTCGGCTCTTGTTTCATTCATATAGCCTTTATACTGGTTTAAATTAGTCTTGCATATTAGGACTTACCCTTATTATGTGGACAATTTCTTCCTTGGTCGCAGTCTTGGTTGCAACATTTATCCTCTTCCTCCTTTTTCTTTTTAAATATTTCATCCCAGTTATTACGATACTTGTCTGTAGTTTTCTTTTGTTTTTCGTTTGTCATTTAAAATGGAGCCTCCTCTATTGTGATTGATTTAATCTTGCGTTCTACTTTTTTAACTTGATATTCAGAATCAGCTTCAGCAAACTTGTTGGCTTCTTCCTTAGTTTCAAACCCACGCACCGCACCGAAACTGTCATATACCATGTACTTAATAGCTGTGTACTGCGGAATCTCTAGGTTCATTTCATTCTCCTGTGATACGCATCGTTGGGGTTACGTTTCATATTAGCTAAGAGAGCCTCAATCGTTTCAAAGTATTGAATAAAATGAAGTCCTGCTGGTGTATAAATATCGAATGTCATTTCTCACTCGCTTTCTTTAACTGTTCTGCTATTTCTATTGCTTGCAACACCCAGCCAGCCCCATACATCATCTCTAAAAGAACAAATCCACCTTTAGCAAAGTTAATAAACGCATCAATGCTTGGTCTTTCTTCATTTTTAAAATGCTCTACTGCTTCTTCGTAATTCATTTCTCACTCGCTTTCTTTCCATTTGTTGCTTTTGTTATGAGAGTTCTTTTAACTTCCCAAACTTCAAGGTCACCATCTTCTAAATACTGCATGACATAGTGTTGCATTTCACCCCTGTCATTTGTGGCAACTTGAACCATGTCATCTTGGATAAGTTCATACTCTATAAATTCTTTGCCTAAATTCATTTCTCACTCGCTTTCTTTAACAACTCTCTAGCAAACTCAATAGGCTTTAAATACATCTGACCATCCATAATGGTATATAGCTCATCTCTGTCGTATATTTCCATGATTTCCTCATCACTTAACTCTTTTGAGTATGTTCCGTTGTCAATTTGCTTTGCTACTGTTTTGGCTTTTTCAAAAAACTTATCAACGCTAGACTGCATCTGCTTTTGCATGCCATCAACAAAACCCTTTTCGTATGGGTCTTCTATTTCTTGTACCTCGTCTTTCCAAAACTGCTTGAACATTGGGTCAGCTAATGTTTTGAATGTCATTTCTTTTTCTCCTTAACTACTTCGTCAGGTGTTAGTAAAACAACTTTAGAGTATTGTTCACATTTGAAGGCGGCTTCATTGATGCGGATTGAACCCATGTATCGGCAGTCCATATACATCTTTGATGCTTCAACTCTGATACCTACGCCGTAACCCAAGGCAAAGAAAGTTAGTCCTATCCATGTCCACTTAGGAAATACAAACAACTTTTTAATATGTTCCATTTAACTCTCCTTCTTTCATACAACATCTTCTGAATAAACCCAGTACAACTCATCATTAACACGATACCCAACATTAGGTACATACTGGCTATCACCAACTACTTTAAGTAATGCAACACAATCACGATGCTTAGCAGGTAGCTCATCAACTCCGCTTAACTGAACCGCATCTAATAATCTACCGCTATGTGCAGGGTCACGCTTGATTAAAGCTACTTTGTTTTCCATAAACATAACGCAATCTAAAGTCTTGCTATTTATACTTCGTCTGCGTTTCCACTCCTTATACTTATCTAAGTTATCTACTGCTGTCTTAATTTCAGGGGTCTTAAACTCTACACCTAAACTAACAAGATGTTCTAACTCTTGTGCCATGGCATCCGATTGTGGGCGGAACGCATACTGCACATCATTAAGCTCGTCAATCCATCTACTATGTAAGCGACATGCAGTATCCAAAGACTTCTCAGCAAACTCACTCATGTCCCATGGTTTGATATGTTCCATAGCTATTTTAGTTGCTTTGTTAATATCTTTAGTTCTTAGTGAGCTATTTTCTTCTTTGTCCCATCTATGCTTGGCGTTATCAATCAAGCGTGAATTAACCATATACTCCATAGGGCTACGGCTACCTCTAGTCCAAGCTATCCACCCCACCGCCTCGGCTTTGGGAAAGTTAGGGTCGTGAAAAGAAACGGCAGGTGTACCTCGCTTTTGTACCACATTTGATTTAGCTACCAATGTATAAGGTACTGTTGCGTGTTTAATTACCAACTTGTTTAGTATTTCTTTAAGTTCGTTTGCCAATACTACATTTGGGTCTAACTCGTCTAGCTTAATCATTATTCATCCTTTCTTCTAAATGACATCTTAATGTCTTCGTTTTCAACAACTATAAAACCATCGGCTCGTACTACAGGTTTAATTTCACCAAAGGCAAGTTCAGCTATTAATACCGCAGTCTTTCTATGGGCATCAAAAAAGTAATTAGCTTTAGTGTGATAAAAAACTGCAAATACTGTCGACAGTATTGCCCATGCTAATAAAAAATATTCTGCATCAGTCATTTATAATCTCCTTAGGTTCGGCAACTGCGCCATATACTTGTGAAGCTACATCTACTACATACTTAATATCGTTCACACTTAATTGACCCATCAACTGCAATATCTTTATGACTGCAATATCGTTGTCTAGTGCTTGCGATTTAACTAATGTTTCTATCATCATCTTCTCCTTAAAACATACTTAGAATTTCATCCACCTTAGTCTTAACAGACTTGCGGATACCTTCACTCTCACGAACATCGCTAGGTTCAACACCATGTAATGCACGCTCTAGTTTCTGTCTAGCTTGTTCTAGCTTGGGGTCGTTGGTTACATTCAATGCGGTAAGCAAGCCACATAACTCTACTGCGTTAGTGATTGTGCTATCCCAAAACTTCTTTTTGTTTTCATCTGTGTAATCCAAGCGTTCACTAATATGTGTTAATACTTCGTGAAGTCTAGTCCATGCTTCTTGCATAGCATCATTCAACTTAGTTTCATAGTAGCCCTTGTATTGTTCTTCAAGTTCTTTCTTAGCGGTTTCTTCTACATCTACTCGGAAATCACCCGCATCAGGTACAGGCATAAACACATACTTGAACTTAAACTTATCACGCAAACTTTCTGCGTCAGGATATTCCCCTCGGTCAAACAAATCGCCAAGCGTGAAGGCAGAAGATGAAACCAGTTGCGGATACTCTACAAGAAACTCATCAACAGCCGTGTTAAATTGTTGCTCAAAGTTGTTTAGAGTTTCCTTGTATTCAAAGAAAGCCTTCATTGGTAATAAGCGTGAGCCACCATCAGACCAAGGTAATGTGCGTTGATAGTTCCATGTACGAATCGCACTAACAATTTTCTGAATGTTCTCTAACTTATGTGACCCTGCCAATAACTTCTTGTGATAGTTACCTGCACGAGCCTTAGTACCTTTTGATACATCTACTTCCTCGGATACTTTTTTGTCCATCTTGCGACCTGTCCATACAGAGATGTTTAGGTCTACTAACATAGCGTTGCTTCCAATCATTTTGATTCTCCTTGTTTAATTAACCTTGTACTGCACAAATCGCCGCATATTGATTAACCATTTCAGGATAGTAAGACTCTGCCCAAGCAATATACTTTTCAAGTTCTCCTATCTTGTCGTTAGCCCTGTCTAATTCTTCATCTGTTTCTTGTAACTCAGCGACTAAGTTGTCATAGCTTTCTTCTAACCCCTCTACTTGGTCAGCTATGTTTCTTAAATCATTCGCATAGTCTTGGTGTGCCATGTCATTCTCCTTTCGTTATACTGAACTTAAGCCTAATACTGTCTGACAGTATTTGGTCTACCAAGAATTCAATAGCTTGTGAGTGTGTCAGTGTTACACCCAGTTGCTCTTCCATCTTAGACTTGGCTTGCTTGTATTTATCCTTAACATCTTTCTTTAATAATAGTGTTTCAAATCCATTAGCTATTGCCATTTAATTTCTCCTTCTCCGCTTTCTTTCTAGCGATTGTTGCCATTCGTTTTTGTTGCCTCTCATATCTTTCAAGGTCAAATTGTTCTTGTCTTTGTTCGTCATGAGCTAGTCGCACTAAAGCCTTGCGAATAATCCGCCACTTAATTAAACCCATTGGGGTTTCAATCATTAGTTCCTCAGGTGTTTTCATTGGTTTCTCCTACCTTAAATATCTTTAATAATGCGTCGGCTTCTTTGTATGTCAGCCAACCTGTCTTTGGTTCTATTGAATATATTGCGGTGTTGTGCATAACTCTCCATTTCTTACCGCATTGTTCTAAATAATATCCTCGTGGTTCATACTTGTATTTGTTGTATTCTTCCATGAAGATTTTATTTAACCCCTCTTCTAAAATTTCATTTATCTTTTGCCCAGTCAGAACACTAGCCATCATTCTCTCCAAGAAGTTTGATAATAGCCTTAGCCTCAGAATATCTAAGGTTGTCCGCTATCGTTTTGTTTTCTAGCATATGGGCGTTCGCAGTTACTTCATACGATTTACCCAAGCTACCGATTACTTCAACGACGGCGAACCTCTGACCCATAGCGTCGTATAACTTAGTATCAATCTCCGACATACACACTCACTCCATTAGATGCAGTGATACCCTTGCTAGTGATACCCCAAAACACTGGGTCTTTCCAATTACCCCATGAAGATACATAGCCATCAGTAAGCATGATGACGCACTCAGGTTTGAGTTTATGTTGTGCAAGATATTGTGGAACACACGCAGGGTCAGTACCGCCACCACCTGCGGGTTTAGTTGATGACATGATAGCTTCGTAATCGCCTCGGTTATATACCTCATGACCTGCTACTTCGGTATCCCAATACAACAAGTCAATACCCTCAGGTTGTACATGGTTACATACAGATAGCAACTCACCTAAGAACTGACCAATCTCAGCCTGACCGATAGAGCCTGATGTATCAATACCTACTACGATACGACCTACTGCCTCACCGACTGCGCTAGGCATATAAACTTCTTGGTCTACCCACCTACGATTAGGTCTGCGCCATGTAGAGTTATCTTTGTCCGCACAAATACTATTAACAAAGTCACGCAACACTTCACGCCAATTAACCTTAGCTTCCATAGCCTCGGATACTTCTCGTGGTACATTACCATTCAGCTTACCTGCTAGGATTGAGCCTTGTCTTAGTGCTTGGTCAATTTCTCGTGCAAGAGATTGTTTTTCTTCCTCAGACATCTGCTCTGCGTTCTCCCAGTCGTGTTCGTCAAAGCCCTGCCCACCCTCTTCGTCATCTTCGCCACTACCATCGCCTTCTCCATTACCTTTACCCTTACCTTTCCCTTCTTCATTAAGAAGTTTAAATACAGTCCCTGCATCCATGCCACGATACTTCTCGTCAAGCAGTCCACCTTTAGGTAAAGTTACTGTGCTACCATTGGGGTCTGAATCATGAATCATTAAGTTAATAACATAGTCACAAGCCATGTTAGCTAGTTTTGGTTCTTGTTTATAAAGATGTTTCCATACAGTTGTATGACGGAAAGCCTTGTGTAGATTCTCGTGCAAGATAAGACCCTTGAGTTCAGGGTCAGTCAAGCTATCTACAAACTTACGACCATAGTAAGTGTTGCGCCCATCAGTACAAGCGGTAGGCATTGTGTCGCTTACCTCAGTCTTACCGAGCATGAAGATACCTGAATACAAACAATACTTAGGGTCGTTCATCAATGCTACATGAGACTTCTGTACTCGTTGTTCAGCAGATAATTTAGTCATATCATTCTCCTAATACTGTCTGACAGTATTTCAATTAAAACAACCATTGATTGTCTGTCGCCCATTTCACAAACTCCTTGTTAGATACCGCCATAGCTTGCTTAGATGTAGACTTCACGATTGAACGAGCAAACAACGCTTGTAACTCTTTATCTAATCGTTCAGCATATGTAAGCCACTTAGGTAGTGTGTCTTTATCTACACGAGTGATAGCGGAGAACACCAAGATACATTTAGCTACGGCATCATCAGGTACTTTAGCCTTGCTCGGTGTTTCTACAATGGTTTCCCATGTAGGTAGCTTGTCTACTACTGTGAAGAACGCTTGCATATCTCGTGATGCACTCTCACCGATTGTGCCTGATAGTGCGGAGATAGTTACGCTATCACCAAGTAGGCTACGCTTCTTAGCAATATGGCTAGCTTTCTCTAGTGAGCGTGGTGTCACGAAAGCAGATTGACCTGCTCTAGTTGGGTTAAAGATATATGGATTATCTTTCTGCGCCCTGTCAGTATACGACTCCAATGCGTGAGGGAACTGCTTAACCCATGCAATAACCTCAGGTGCAATATCATTCTCTAAAGCCCATGCACCCCATGAATCTGCATCAATAGAGCCATCAGCTTGGAAGCCTGCGTGTGGCTTGCGCACAGTTACAAAACAAACACGATTGCGAGCGTGAGCCTCTAGCGAATCGCCCACTCCGTCTGTTGCTAAATTAGTTGTACCGAATACGATTGAACCCTCAGGCAAAGTCATATCACCGATACGCTTTTCTAACATTAAAGTTAGTAATACATTCTTAACCGCTTTCATAGCTTTACCAATCTCGTCAAGCATAATGATGACTGGCTTGCCTGATTGAAATTTAAAGCGTGCGTTTGGTGCGAATTGCGTGACCTTCAAATTAGGGCGTTCAGAAGTTGAAGCCAGTTCTGTATAAGGCAAAGCAAAGTCGCCAAGGTCTAGCAAGGTGCAGTCAATGTATGCCACCTCGTAGTCAGGGAATCGCTTGGATACCGCTTTCAACATAGATGACTTGCCAATGCCTGGCTCGCCTTGACCAATGATTGTTACATCTGAGCCTACTGTCGCAATAGCGTTAGCAAACTCGTTTAGAGATAATGAAGAACCGAATTGAATACTCATGATAAAACTCCTTGTATAAAATGAAATACTGTCTGACAGTACGATTAAAATAAAAACAACATAAACATATACTACTGAACTACTCTTACACTAAACTTACTAATACCGATTCCTATAACAAGTTTGTAATTGGCTTAGTAACTGTTACTTCTTTGGTTGTATATACATCACCTGCTTTCTTCATGATGTAATCTATACGATTGACTACTGCTTTAGCAGGGAAACAATGCTCATAGACATTCTCTGTCCATATGCGTTTTTGTCCATTCCATTCATTCTCTCGTTGAATAGTCTCAACTACTCTGCTCTCTGTACTACCCATACCCTCAGTAATCATAAGTATTAGACCAACCTTGTCATGGTCAGATAGCTCGTCAAACTTCTGCATTACATCTAGAATACGATTAGCAAGTCTAGGACTAAGTTGGCTACCTCTTAAATCCCATCTCTCAAACTTCTCACCATTTATTATGTAGTGGTAGTTAGAATAGTGGGCAATCGCTTGCTCGCTATATATTCTGTGTTGCTTGGCGGTTTCATTGGCTACCCACCCATCAGCTAAGCTCATGATAGCCTTGGCAAATTGCTTGAATGGCGTAATAGTCTTGCGTATTTCTTTAGCCTTAGACCTATCAACAACTTTCTGTTGTAGTACAACTTCTTTGTCGCATGAGTAGGTGTTATTAGCCTCGTTGTATTTAATATGCAATACAGTACTGCTACTGATAGGGATAGCTCTGTCTGCTACATTAACCCACAATCTGCCATACTTCTTATAGGACATGAATGGCGAACGATACCTAATCCACTCAGCAGTTGTGTATGTTGCCCAACTATCCGACTTGATAAATATATCGCCGTTAGGTGCGACAGTAACTACATCTGTGTTGTACAGTCTAGCCGTATAGCCCTCACCTAGTGGGGTCAATACTCTAGCGATTTGTTCAAAGTCCCTGCGTCGTTCACCCCAAGGTCTGCACTCTACTGCTCTGCCACGAATTGGTTTAGTGTTCTCATAGCGTGACTTCCAGTTTTCATACATTCTGATACTCATTTTTATTTCCTTTCATTGTTAATACTGTCTGACAGTATGTTATTTAATTACTACTACACCAAAAAACATTAAGATACCTACCGCAACACTTGCGCCAAACCCAATATAGATTGCGCCAATTAAAAACCCACTAAAGAAATCTAGTGCGTCTTGTAGCTCGTCATTAACTGGGTGTGTGATAGGGCTAGCATAAGTTGCGTTGCGTGTTGCCTCGTCCAGTGTGCGTGGCACTAGCCCTAAGTTCTTATAAACTTGTTTGTAGTTGTTCATCTTCATTCCTTTCATATGGATTGCGTGGGTCTAACTTATCTCCGAACTGGAAATAATATGGGTTGAACGACAGGATTACTTGTCGCTTTTCATGCGGTGTCTTAGCTCTTAAGAAGTTGGCTAGCATAGCTCTGCGTTCTTCATCTGCTCGCTTGCGACCTTGCTTACTAGCATATGTTTCGTGTTTCCACTTGGGTTCGTCTGCCTTTTCCGCTTGTTCCTTGGCATACTTCTCCCTACGCATAGCGTTGTATTTATCAATTTGTTCTTGGATAGGTTTAGTCATTTGTTTCTCCTTTCAATGCTTGCAGTTTCGCCTTAGCTATGGCTAGCGTCGTCCATGCTAGGGCTACCATGTGGGGTGGTTCTTTATCTTGGTTTGCGTTTAAGTTGTTCTCGTATTGCTTAACATCTTGTAGCAACTCCTCAATGCGTTGCCTTGTCATGCGTTCTGTCATGTCATCACCTTTCCTAATGCTCTCATTTGTTTAATGGTTAAATTCGGTGGTAATACTGTCAGACAGTATCTGCACACATACCACCCACCCTTGGCATTTTTTATGCCTTGTTCTTCCGCTTGGTATTTATAGTTCTCTTGTTGGTAGTTATACTTACCCCAATAGAACTCTACCAATGGGTCATCATGTTCTGTTATATGAATGACCTTACCGCCTGAGCCTATCTCATACAGATACTTGGGTTTATCCTCGGTGGATTCATAGTGCATATCCATCTCGTCCTCGGCTCGCTTGGTTACGATAATCCAGTCACCTACCTTTATGCTCATGTTGTCCTCTTTGGGTTGAGTTGTTTAAGAGTCTCAGGGTCTGAGATGAAGTAATAGTTACTCTTGTTTATGGGTGCAACTGTGTGCTTGACTTGCTTAGCTATATGCTCGCCACACTTCATACAAGTCATATAGCCTAGCTTTACTCTATGCGGATTAACATATTGTTCGCAGTCATCTAGCATAGCCCTACAAAAATACTTATACATGATGCGTTCCTTTCACTTGGTTAGAAAATACTCAATCAGGCTAGCTCGTTAGAACTAGCCCTCAAAATACTCTCGGCTTGTTTTGGAATTATTTAGACCTCTGCTATTTTCTCGCAGTCCTGTTATGGGGTTAGGGTCAGGGCTTGGGTACTTGGTTGTCACAAAATACTGTCTGACAGTATGCGGATAGTTTCCGCCTTGAATGGGTTTACCCCGATAATCTGTCCTACAACATCTTACACAAATACTTACACCGCAGGGGTACTACTCGGTTTTCGTCGTCCTAATCTTGTTAGGTTGTTAGCTTGTCTTGTTCTAATGTGCTTGCTAGTTATTATTGGCGATGCGTACGACTGCACCATTCTCACACTTTTTACAGCGGACTGTTATACCGCAACTCAAAGCTAATCTAACTGCTACCTACACCTACCCTGCACGAGTGCCTTGCTACTCGCTTTTGATACATTGTTAAAGAGCGATACTGTCTGACAGTATTTGGTTTTGCTGAGGCGTGTGCCTTGCTCGACCTTACCCCTCTATTATAGCCCTATGCTAGACCTGTGTCAAGGGGGTCTGTTTTGTTCTTTATTTCGAACATGGGGTGGGAAACTGGGAAACTGGGAAATTCCCAAACCAAACGAATTAAAAAAGATGAAACCAGTTTTTGCAAACAAGATACTGTCGGACAGTATTTGGTGGATTCTGTAAACAAGTTTTTTTATTTCTATTTTACTTGACACTGTTAAGTGATGTGGGTCGTGTTCACTGGATTTGTTCACTGTTCACTGGCTTGTTCACTAATTGAATAACGAAGTAATACTAAGCGAATCATGAGGTTAGGCGAAAAGATAAGCCCATGTTCACTCGTGAACGAAAATATACGGCTGAAAAAAGGCTCGCTCGGTTCAGTTTTTTCTCGTTCATACTTAACATTGTCAAGTGAGGAAAATTTGGGTCGGTGTATATTTTTTAATTTTGAGTGAACAAGTGAACATTTATAATAATAATAATAATAATACTAATAAAAACAAGAACATAGCCTTGCTAAAACCGAAAAAAGTTTGTTCACTGATGAGTGAACATGAGTGAACACAGTGAACAATTAGTGAACATCACTAAGTGTAGTGGTAAACCCTATGCCTCGCCCACAAAAGAAACCAGTTCCTGCGAAATACTGTCTGACAGTATTTGGAAAACATCTTGTGCGATAGCCTCGCCTACTCGTCGCTCGTCCTCACCCACTCGCCGACATAGTTAGCTTAGTAAGAAAAAGTAATACAAAAAGAAGTTTAAACCAAGTAGGCTTCGCCTACTCATATGACACCAGTTCCCTAAATTTTAGGCGAAAAAAAACCCCACCGAAGTGGGGTTGAACCTACTGGGTCGATTACTCGTCGTTGCCCTCGCCCTCGTACTCGTTAAGAGCGTCAATCAAGAACCCTGCGAGAACTGCCGTCTCGTCCTTGGCTTTGAACTTGTTGAACATTTCACGCAAGCCCTTAACGATGTCGCTTGGCTTAGCCTCACCAGTGAACTTCACTGCGATAGCCTTAGCCTTGTCGCTAGTCTTACCCTTACCTGCTTGGCTACCCTTACTCGCCTTAGCACGATAAGCGTTCATACTGAACGGCACGCCGTCGTTTACTGCCTTGCGGAAAGCAGTCGCATAGTTCTTGACTGTCTGCTCTGCCTTACCTGCTTGCAACAAGGTTTCAGTAAAACGAACCATTACTGCATCGCCTGACTTAACTGTACCTAGTGGCTTTTGCTTGCGTGCCTTGCGGATAGCCTGACAATCTTTGTCAATGCTAGCCTGTGCAGTGCCTACTGCGATAATACCATTCGCTACGCTAATAGCTAATTGTTCTTGTGCTGTGTATTTAGTTTTAACTGTCATGATACTTTCCTTTTTAAAAGGCTCGACGAGTGTTACTTCGTAACGCTTTTCTCTCGAGCTGGTTCCCATTGTACGCTAACCCTATGCTAAGTCAAGCGTATGGCGTACTGTCATACAGTATTTCCGCCTAGCCATGCCGAACCCCCCACCCCAAGCTGTATGGTTAGGAGTCCCACCCTTGTGCTTGTGCTGTAATTTGCACATTAGATTACTACTCCACAACTTTTACCTGCTAAACGTACTTTACAATTAAGTACAGGGAAAAGCTTTATAAATCAACGACATACCCCCCATATGTTTCTAAAAGTTTACAAAACCCACTAAATGTAAATAATATGAAACACCCCCCTTATGTTTTTATTCGCTTGACCCCCACCCCATTTTTGTGTAATATTTTAAACAATTGCTGCGCCGCAGCATAACTTAACCAGGAGTAATTATGTTTATGGACTTTAAATTTTTTGACGAAGTAGTACAACAAATTGAGAAGCAACGCAAGTTAGCAGTGCAAGCATGGGAGACTTATGTTGAGCAGTGCGAAAAAGCAACAAAGCAAGTTGAGCAATTGTTTAAAATGAAGTAAGATAATTTTAACCGGCCTTCGAGTCGTTGTTCTTCTCCCTCTCACTTATTGTATTTGGGAACAGTGGCACTAAGCTTTCATCGGCGGTGCCACTTTAATTTTTGAATGCCAGCCCCCTTAGTTAAATGGTATAACACTTGACTTGTAATCATGGATTGGCAGTTCGATTCTGTCAGGGGGCACCAAGTGCTTGACTTGTTTTATTTTTTGTTGTATGCTCCACCAATCGCAAACTGAATGACAAGAGTTCTAGTTAATGCCTATAGTTGTACAACCTGAAACAGGTATACCATTTCCTTTCGACACACAGCCGGAAGAGATTGCCCAATGGCGCGACCGCGCTAAGGCAGCTGTAGAAACACTTAAAGAAATTATTGCAGCCGGCGGCGAAGTAACTATTGACGAGTCAGACAGAAATAAAGCCCGAAATTCGGTGGCTACTGACAAGCCGTTAAAGATTACTGAGCAGAACGCAGGGGCACTTGTACATCTCGAAGCTATCCTATCTGAGTATGACCGTGACTTACTGAACGTGGCAACTCGCATGCGCTCATATGTAACTAATAAATTAATATTGGAAAGTGTGGACGAGGACGCTAAGGTTAGACTTAAGGCGTTAGAACTACTTGGTAAGATTAATTCAGTTGGTTTGTTCAGTGAGAAGATTGACATTACTGTGACACATCGCACAGTTGAAGAGATTGATAATGAGCTTGAGCAGATGCTAGACAAGTATCTAGGTCCGGTTGAAGAAGTAAAAACTCAAACAGAAGATGAGCTAAATAGTCTCTTGTCCATGACGGATGAAGAGATTGGTGTGATAGATGTAGAAGCTAAAGAAGACCAGGAAGATATAGAAGACGATGGCTCTGAGTCCTGAACGGCTAGAACAACTGAAAAAGAATAAACACAAGCTTCCGCCTGAAGTGAGAGCGAAGTTTGGTAAGCTCATTGCTGAGAAAGAAGAAATAACTGTTACTAAAGAAGCTCAGAATAGCTTCATGACATATGTTAATTATGTGTGGCCTAACTTTATTCATGGCGCACACCACCAGAAAATGGCAGCAGCGTTTGAAAGGGTAGCCCGTGGGGAATGTAAAAGACTTATTATTAACATGCCGCCTCGTCATACAAAGTCTGAGTTTGCTTCTTACTTACTACCTGCTTGGTTTCTTGGTAAGTTTCCGGAGAAAAAAATTATTCAGACTTCTCACACCGCTGAGTTGGCGGTTGGCTTTGGACGTAAAGTTCGTAACTTGGTTGACTCGGATGTGTACAAGGACATTTTTCCTGGGGTCGGTCTACAATCGGACTCGAAAGCGGCGGGCCGGTGGGCTACAAACAAAGGTGGAGACTATTTTGCGATTGGTATTGGCGGAGCTGTCACGGGTAAGGGAGCTGATTTATTAATTATTGACGACCCGCACTCCGAGCAAGAGGCGGCGTTAAGCGAAACTAACCCAGAAATCTACGACAAGACCTACGAATGGTACACATCAGGCCCACGTCAGCGTTTACAACCGGGTGGAGCTATCGTAATTGTTATGACTCGGTGGTCTAAGAAGGACTTAACTGGGCAAGTTTTAAAATCTGCGTCACAAAGAAGCGGTGAAGAGTGGGAAGTTATTGAATTTCCTGCATTATTACCTAGCGGACGTCCACTTTGGCCTGAATTTTGGAAAAAAGTCGAGTTAGAAGCGCTAAAAGCTGAACTTCCTAACAGTAAATGGATGGCTCAGTACATGCAGCAGCCGACTTCTGACGTTTCGGCGATTATTAAGCGTGAATGGTGGAACGTTTGGCCAGAAGATTACCCGCCACCATGTGAATTTACGATTCAATCTTGGGATACGGCGTTCTTAAAGACAGAACGTAGCGACTTTAGTGCGTGTACTACTTGGGGTGTGTTCTATCAGGACGATGATACAGGTCGTTCGCAAGCTAATATAATATTACTCAATGCATTTAAAAAGCGTATGGAGTTTCCAGAGTTGAAACAACGAGCATATGCTGAGTGGAAAGAATGGCAACCGGATAGTTTGATTATTGAAGCCAAGGCTTCAGGTAGTCCGTTACTATTTGAGCTTCGGGCTATGGGTATTCCAGTCCAAGAGTTTACTCCGAGCAAGGGTAATGATAAGATAGCTAGACTAAATGCTGTCGCAGATATGTTCGCAAGTGGTAGAGTGTGGGTTCCAAACACTCACTGGGCTGAAGAATTAATTGATGAGGTAGCATCGTTCCCGTCAGGTGAACATGATGACTTGGTGGACTCGACTTCTCAGGCACTTCTGAGATTCCGTAAAGGTGGCTTCTTAAGGTTACCAACGGATGAGGAAGATGAGGTTCAAGAGTTCAGAAGTAGACGACATGCAGGATATTATTAAGGACTAAATTATGGCAATGGAAAAAGGACTATACGCAGCCCCTCAGGGATTGGAAGAATTAGCAGCTGCACAAAACACTCCAGAGTTGGAGATTGAGATTGAAGACCCAGAAGCAGTACGCATTGGTATTGATGGGATGGAGATTGAGATTGAGCCTCATCAGGAAACTGAAGATGACTTCTCTGCTAACTTAGCTGAGTATTTAGATGAGTCTGTATTACAGTCATTAGCTTCTGAATTAATTGGTGATTTTGAAGATGACATTGCCTCACGTAAAGATTGGATTCAAACATACGTTGATGGCTTAGAACTATTAGGCCTTAAGATTGAAGAACGTGCTGAACCTTGGGAAGGCGCATGTGGTGTATATCACCCACTATTAGCTGAAGCACTAGTTAAGTTCCAAGCTGAGACTATGATGTCTACGTTCCCAGCTTCTGGTCCAGTTAAAACAGAAATCATTGGTAAAGAAACACCAGATAAGAAAGCAGCCGCTGTACGTGTACAAGATGATATGAACTATCAGTTGATGGATAAGATGACTGAGTTCCGTCCTGAGCATGAGCGCATGTTATGGGGCTTAGGTCTATCAGGTAATGCGTTTAAGAAAGTGTATTACGACCCACACATGGAACGTCAAGTATCTATCTTCGTTCCTGCTGAAGACTTAGTTGTTCCATATGGCGCAAGTAATTTGGAGTCTGCAGAGCGTGTAACACACGTTATGCGTAAGACTGAGAATGAGTTACGTCGCTTACAAGTTGCAGGTTTCTATCGTGACATTGACCTAGGTACACCTAACAATGTGTTAGATGAAGTTGAGAAGAAGATTGCTGAGAAGCTTGGCTTCCGTGCGACTAGCGATTCACGCTATAAAGTATTAGAGATGAACGTAGACTTGGACTTGCCAGGCTATGAACATAAAGACGAAGATGGCAAGCCAACAGGTATTGCGATTCCTTATGTTGTAACTATTGAGAAGGGTAGTAATACAGTTCTTGCTATCCGTAGAAACTGGGAGCCAGATGATGAGACTTATCAAAAACGCCAGCACTTTGTTCACTACGGTTATGTCCCTGGTTTTGGATTTTATTACTTTGGTCTTGTGCATCTTGTCGGTGCTTTTGCTAAGTCTGGTACTTCTCTCATTCGTCAACTCGTGGATGCCGGAACACTTGCAAATCTGCCCGGCGGTTTTAAAACACGCGGTTTGCGTGTAAAGGGTGACGATACACCTATTGCTCCAGGCGAGTTCCGTGACGTAGATGTACCATCAGGCTCAATTAAAGATAACCTACTTCCTCTTCCATACAAAGAACCTAGTCAAACATTGATGGCTTTGTTAAATCAAATCGTGGAAGACGGTCGCCGCTTTGCTGGTGCAGCTGACTTACAGATTAGCGATATGAGTGGTAATGCTCCAGTAGGTACTACACTAGCTATTCTTGAGCGCACTCTAAAGACTATGTCTGCTGTTCAAGCACGTATCCACTATTCAATGAAGCAAGAATTAAATCTTTTAAAAGAGATTATTGCTGATTACACACCAGAGGATTATGCATATGAGCCAGAAGAAGGTAGTCGCAAAGCTAAAAAATCAGACTATGACAACGTGGATGTCATCCCGGTCAGCGACCCTAATGCGAGTACGATGGCGCAAAAGATTGTTCAGTACCAAGCAGTATTACAGTTGGCTCAACAATCCCCACAACTATACAACCTGCCTCTCTTACATAGACAGATGCTTGATGTACTCGGTATTAAGAACGCGCAAAAACTCGTCCCTATGGAAGAGGACCAGAAACCTCAAGACCCAGTAAGCGAGAACCAAGCTATTCTTGCTATGAAGCCGGTCAAAGCGTTTGCATATCAAAACCATCAGGCTCATATCCAAGTGCATATGGCTGCTATGAATGACCCTAAGATTCAGTCATTGTTAGCTAATAACCCAACAGCCCCAGCTCTACAAGCAGCTATGATGGCTCATATCAATGAGCATTTAGGCTTTGAGTATCGCGTTCAGATGGAACAACAGCTTGGTTTTGCGTTACCTCCACAGAAAGATGAGTCTGGAGAAGACCTTAATATGGACCCACAAGTTGAAGCTCAGTTGGCTCCGTTGTTGGCTCAAGCATCACAACGTCTATTGCAAACTAATCAAGCACAAGTTGCTCAGCAAAAAGCTCAACAACAAGCACAAGACCCACTTGTTCAAATGCAACAACAAGAATTGCAGATTAAACAACAAGAAGTTCAGCGTAAAGCAGCAAAAGACGCAGCTGATATTAAACTTAAAGCTAAGCAGATTGATATTGATGCTATGAAAGCAGCTGGAAATATTAGCAACCAACGTCAACAAGCTGAACGGCAAGCAAAGGTTACAGCGTTTAACGAAATAGCAAAACGCCAACATGAAAAAACTATGCAACAGCAAGATATTCTTGCACGTGGTATGGAAAAGTTAGCAACTAAACAACCAAAACCTACAAACGGTGAGGAGTAATAAGTGAACGACTATAACGATTATCTTCTTCGTGAGTACAAAGAACGCATTGACATGCTACAAGCAGCTGTTGGTGCGGGACATTGCAAAACTTTCGATGAATATAAATACACATGTGGGCAAATTAGAGGTCTTGAGTCCGCTTGTGCAATCATAACAGACCTCAAACATAGAATGGAGAACTCTGATGAGTGAAATTTTACTGGCTACAAACCCCAGTAATCCACAAATCGTTGGGACAGTAAACATGCCCGACGCAGAAAAAGCAGCGCAACTACCTAGACCATCTGGATACAGAATGCTTTGTGCAATCCCAGAAATGGAAAAGGAATATGAAAGCGGCTTGGTAAAAGCTGACCAAACAATTAGAAACGAAGAAGTACTCACAACAGTACTATTTGTAGTTAATTTAGGGCCAGACTGTTACAAAGACACCGATAAGTTCCCAACAGGACCTTGGTGTAAACAAGGCGATTTCATATTAGTACGTCCGAATGCTGGAACAAGACTAGTTATTCATGGACGTGAGTTCCGTATTATCAATGACGATTCCGTCGAAGCCGTAGTGGATGACCCACGCGGTATTAAACGCAAATAATGGAGGACAAGATGCCAGAATTTGAACAAGATGATTTTAAATTTCCTGACGAACAAGAAGCTAAACCAGCAGAAGGTGCGGTACAGGAAGATAGTTTTGAACTAGAAATTGAAGACGACACACCACCAGAAGACCGTGGTCGTGAACCAATGCCTAAAGAAATTGTCCAGACTCTTGAAAAAGATGAACTAGACCAATATGAAGGCGAGGTTAAAGAAAAGCTTAAGCAAATGCGTAAAGTTTGGCATGATGAACGTCGTGCTAAAGAAGAAGCAGCACGTGAGCGTGAAGAAGCTGTAGCCCTAGCTAAACGGGTACTAGAAGATAACAAACGTATCAGAGAAATGTACCAATCTGGTGGTGAGCAATATGCTACAACACTACAAGGTAAGGCTGAATTAGAGCTTCAAATGGCTAAAAGAGCCTATAAAGAAGCATATGACTCAGGTGATACAGATGCTATCGTAGAAGCCCAACAAGCTATGCAAGAAGCTAATCTACGTGCAATGCAAGCAAAGAACTTCAAAGTTCCCCCTTTACAAGAGGAAAATTTTGATGTACAAATGCAAGTTGAACAGAGTCAACCGGCTCCAAGACCAGATGAGAAGCTTGTTGCGTGGCAAAATCGCAACACTTGGTTTGGTCAGGACGAAGAAATGACTGCAGCAGCACTTGGCTTACACGAAAAGCTAAAGCGCACTGGAGTAGTGGTTGGTTCTGATGAGTATTACGCGACATTGGACAAGACAATTCGCAAACGGTTCCCAGAGAATTTTGATTCTCCAGAACCAGAAGAGCCAAAGGCAAAACAGGAAGCTAAACCAAAACCTAGCACTGTGGTGGCCCCGGCTATGCGAAGCACATCTTCAAACAAGATTAAGCTAAAAGCAAGCCAAGTCCAGTTGGCAAAAAAACTTGGACTAACACCAGAGCAGTATGCCCTTGAACTTAGAAAATTGGAGGCCTAAAATGGCTAAAGAAACAAATAGATTGACCCGTGAGCTAGAAACCCGTGAATTAACTGAGCGTCCTAAACAGTGGATGCCAGCTGAACTTCTCCCAGAGCCAGACAAACAGGCTGGGTTTGCTTATCGTTGGATTCGTGTCTCAACTCTAAACAACGCTGACCCGCGTAACCTTTCTGCCAAACTCAGAGAAGGTTGGGAACCAGTAGGAATTGAGGAACAACCTAAATTTAAACTGTTAGTTGACCCAACTAGTCGATATAAAGATAACATTGAGGTCGGCGGATTATTGTTATGTAAGACTCCTATTGAGTTTGTAGAGCAGCGAAATGAGTACATCAATCGCCAAACTATTGCTCAAACAGAGGCTGTTGATAATAGTCTTATGCGTCAAAGTGACCCAAGGATGCCTCTTTTCAACGAGAGAAAATCTTCGACAAGCTTTGGCAAAGGTGAGTAATTTTTTATTAATTTTTAGGAGTATTTATGGCTTATCCTACAGTATCAGCGCCTTATGGCTTTAAGCCCGTAAACCTAATTGGCGGTCAACCGTACGCTGGTTCTACACGTAATTTCCCAATTGCGTACAACTACGGCACTGCCATTGGTTTCGGCGACCCTGTTGCTTTGTCTTCAGGTTATGCAGTTCTTCCATCACTACCAGTTAATAGTACTAATACTATTGTTGGTTATTTTGTTGGTTGCTACTACACAAACCCAACTACAAAACAACGTTTGTATTCTCAGTTCTACCCAGGCAGCGTAACTGCTGGCGATATCACAGCTATTGTTGTTGATGACCCAGATGCGTTGTTCCAAGTTGCAGCTACTACAACTGCTGGTGGTTCAACAATCGGTTCTTTCTCATCTTTATTGGTGGGTAATAACGTTGTTGGCGGTACACAAACATTGAACACTAACACTGGTGATTCACAAATGTCTGTTGTTCCAACATCTTCAGCTGGTGCAACAACTGCTGGTTTCCGTGTTATTCAGTTAATTCCTGATACACAAACTGCTACTCAAGGTACTTATGTATCTGGTACAGGTACAACTACATTGACAGTTTCTGGTCTTCCAGTTGGATTATATATCCCTGTTGGCACAGACATTTTCAACGTAACTAGCAATGGCTTGCAATTCACAGGTTCTACTGTGTCTACAGCCGCTACTGTAACTACTACAGGTAGCACAGCTCTAACTGTTGTTGCTTCTACAGCTACAGTATCAGGTACAGTTGCTTTGGTGCAAACACCAGAAGCGATTGTTAAGACTAACTTTGGCGTTCATCGCTATAACATTGCCTAATAAGGAGTAATTTACTATGGCTATTTCTCGCGCCCAACTCTTAAAAGAGTTATTACCGGGTTTGAACGCATTGTTTGGACTTGAATATGCACGTTACGGTGAAGAACATAAAGAAATCTACGAAACAGAGACTTCTGAGCGTTCTTTCGAAGAAGAAACAAAGTTATCAGGCTTCACTGCTGCTCCTGTTAAAAACGAAGGCCAAGCTATTCGTTACGACAATGCACAAGAAGCATGGACAGCTCGATACAACCATGAGACTATCGCTCAAGGTTTCAGCTTGACTGAAGAAGCTATCGAAGATAACTTGTATGACTCTTTGTCAGCTCGTTACACTAAAGCTCTAGCTCGTTCTATGGCTTACACTAAGCAAGTTAAAGCTGCTGCAGTTATCAACAACGGTTTTAACAGCACATATCAAGGCGGCGACGGCGTTGCATTGTTCTCTACAGCTCACCCATTGGTAAGCGGTGGTACAAACAGCAATACTCCATCTACAGCTGCTGACTTGAATGAAACTTCTTTGGAATCTGCTGTTATTCAAATCGCTGCTTGGACTGATGAACGTGGTCTTTTGATTGCTGCTAAACCTAAGAAGTTGATTGTTCCACCAGCATTGCAATTCGTTGCAACTCGCTTGTTAGAAACAGAACTTCGTGTTGGCACAACTGACAACGATATCAACGCTCTTAAGAACAACGGTTCTATCCCTGAAGGTTATACAATTAACCACTTCTTGACAGATACAAACGGTTGGTATTTGACAACTGACGTACCTAACGGTATGAAGCACTTCGTTCGTGTTCCTTTACAGAACAGCATGGACGGCGACTTCGACACAGGTAACGTACGTTACAAGTCACGTGAGCGTTATAGCTTCGGCTGGTCAGACCCATTGGGTATGTTCGGTTCTCCAGGAGCAAACTAATCTAGGGTAATCCCTTAGATAAGTTGGACCCCGCTCAAAAGGCGGGGTTTTTTATTTGTGCTACACTATTTTAATGAGCGCATGGTTAATCATTGTTACAGGCTTAATTTACGCCTATATTGCTGTAGAACAAGCCTTTAAAGGTAACTTCTCTATGGCAGTTGTTTATAGTGGTTATGCCTTTTCAAATGTAGGGTTATACTTATTGGCGGCAAAATGACTACTATTGTTGGAGATTGGAGACGAAAGGTCTTGGTGTCAGATACTCAGTATTCAGACGAAGACACGGGAATTAAATACCACGAGGAAAAAGTTTTTTCTATTCCAGACGGTTGGTTCGGCGGTGCTGGGCATAAATCAGATATTGAAAAAGTATTAGCTTGGGTACGCGGGGAGACTACTAAGAAACCCAAAATAAAGAACTCAAATAGCTTCTTAATGTTAACTAGCAAAGGATTGTTTTCTACGGACAACAGCCTAGAATGGGAAACAGTAAATGCGTTTTTAGCTATCGGTTCCGGAGCTATGGCAGCAGAAGCGTTATTAAGAAAAGGTTTTTCAGCAGAAGAAGCAGTACAAGGTGCTTGTGATGTAGACCTCTCAAGCAGTGAACCAATCAAACTATATGAGCTTAATCAATGCCCTACAAAGACCCAGCAGTCCGAAGAGTAAAGCAAGCAGAATATTCAAAAACATACTACGAAAAAAATAAACAAGAAGTAATAGTAAGAAATAACAAAAGAAAAAAGACACAAGCCGCAAAATTTGCGGAGTTTAAAGCCACTTTATCCTGCACAAAATGCGGTGAATCGCACCCTGCTACATTAGATTTTCATCACGTAGCATATCATCCAAGCAACAAAAAAGTACACAAACTAGTGGGGGATGGGCATTGGTGGAAGCGCATTGAAGAAGAAATAGCAAAATGTATTGTTTTATGCGCTAATTGCCATCGTATACATCATTACGAAGAACGACAACAAAATAAGAAAACCGACTTGCAAAATAATAAAAATGTAGTAATATAAACTAAACCGGGTAAACCGGCTTATTAGACTGTCCCGGCAGACGCATACAAGACTAATAAGCTTAACTCTGTATGGAGAATTATTATTATGGCATTAGCATCACATTTAGGCGCCTGGTTATTAGGCACTGTTAAAAACACTACTGGTACAACTGCTGGCACAATCCGCAACATGGGTGCAGCACAAGTTGTTCAATCAAACGTATTAGCTTACACAGACACAACAGCTAAACAATTATTTGTATTGCCAGCAGGCGCACAAATTTTAGATTTTTTGGTTGACGTTCCTACAGCATTTAACTCTGGTACAAACAACGTTATTACTATTTCTGACGCAGCTGGTAATTCTTTAGCTACTGTAACTGCTACATCAGCAAATATTACTCAAGGTCGTGCTACCGTTGCTGTTACTGCTGCTCAAATTGCTGAGTATATTAACGTAGGTACTACAGACTTTATCGTATCAGGAACATTTGCTGGTACAGGTACAGCAGCTTCTACAGGTTTGGCTACTATTACAGTTCGCTATGTAGTACGTAACTCTGACGGTACATACGCTCCTACATCTTACACAGCTTAATTAGTCTAGGGGACTTCGGTCCCAACTAATCTTTAGGAGATTAATTATGAGTTCAAACATCGGTATATTTAGGTCAATTACCCAAATAGGTAAGTATGAGCCATTTGATTTACAAGTAGCTCGTGGTCAAATTACGGGGCATTCACCTGTATACATTTTTGGTTTTAGTACATCCGTTGGCTCTTCAGCTCTCGGTCCATGCTGGGAAGGTTTAACTCAAAGCGGTGGATATTATGCTTACCCATCATCAGCAGTTCAAATGACTGTAGCTAGTACATCAGCATCAGACGACACTACAAAATCTATCAAGATTAGCGGTTTAGATGCAAACTATAATATGCTTACCGAAACAATAGCATTAAATGGAACTTCTAATGTAACTACAGTAAATGCGTTTCTTAGAATTAATAGTGTATCTATGGTTAATAGTTTAAACGTTGGAACAATAACGTTAAAAAATGGTGGCACAACATATGCTCAAATTAATGCAGGTATTGGGCAAACACAGATGTCTATTTATACTGTGCCAGCTGGATATACATTCTACTTAACTTATATTCAAGCAGACGCAAGCGTTGGGTTTACATCAAGCAATTACATGCTTTTTGCAGAGTATAATAAATTTAATGCAAACGGTGCAATTACGTTAGCTGGACAATCCACTTTTGTGCAAACATATAATCAACCATTTGGTGTTCCTGTAGCTCATCCAGAAAAAACAGACATTCAGTATGTAATTAAATCAAACTCAGGAGGCCCATTTGCTGCCGATATTTTTGCAGGTGGCTACTTAATCCAAAATAACATCCAAGGTAGTACTGGATAATGGCTAAGAAAAAAGGACCCTCTCTTGCAGTTGGTCGTGGCGAAAAGTTGCCAGTATCGAAAGGTGCTGGCTTAACTGCTAAAGGCCGTGCTAAATATAACGCTGCTACTGGTTCTAATCTAAAGGCTCCACAGCCTGAAGGTGGCCCACGTAAGAAGTCATTTTGTGCCCGCATGTCTGGAATGCCTGGTCCTATGAAAGATGAAAAAGGTCGTCCAACACGCAAAGCCGCTAGTTTAAAAAGGTGGAATTGTAAATGAGCGATGAAGTTATTAGAGAATTAGCTACACATGCTTCAGATATTAGGCATATGCAAGATGATATGGATAGAATGGTAAAAGACATTGAAGAAATTAAAAAGTGTTTGCATGAAATCCAGCGTATGTTGGCAGAAGAACACGCCCAAGATAGAACTATTAGCAAAATGCTAACTGTTGGTGCTGGTCTTTTAGGCGGCGCTATTGTGTGGTTATTAGAAAAGTTTGCAAAATAATGCCAAGCAAAACCAAAGCACAAGCAAGATTAATGGCAGCAGCTGCGCACAACCCCGCATTTGCTAAAAAAGTTGGTATTCCTGTAAACGTAGCTAAAGAATTTAATGCTGCAGATAAAGGTAAAAAATTTGCTACTGGTGGTAGAGCTAAACAACAAGCTATCAATAGTCCTAAAACAGACCATGGTAGTATGAATTTATTTAAAGGAGGCGGTATGGCCAAGAGCGATATGAAAGAAGACATGAAAGCTGATATCAAACAAGATAAAGCTATCATTAAAAAAGCATTTAAGATGCACGATTCACAAGAACACAAAGGTCAGCATACTGACCTATCAAAACTTAAGAAAGGTGGTATGGCTATGAAAAAGATGGCAACAGGCGGTATGAGTCGTATGGCTTCTAAAGGTGAACATTCTGTTCAAACTAAATCTAAACGCGGCGCAGAAGAGATTGGTATGTGCGGCGGTGGTAAGGCTATGAAGAAAATGGCTAAAGGTGGCACTGCATCTGCTCGTGCTGACGGTATTGCTTCTAAAGGTAAAACTAAAGGAAAGTTCTGCTAATCATGGCTGACGTTAAAGACCCTCAAAAACTTGTAGACCGTATAGCTCGTGAAGAAAATGAGGCCGATGCAGCTATTATTCCAAACTTAGTAAAGCGTGTTAAAGAAGCTGGTAGTAAAGCTATAGACTATGCTACTAAAGAAATGACTGCCGCTGATATTGATAAGTATGTTGCAGATAAGCAAGCCGCAAATAAAGCGGCTAAACGTCGTGCTGATTCAGTGGAAACAAAAAGAAATACTGGTGAAAATACAAACCCAATGGGGGATACCTTTAAAAAAGGCGGTAAAGTTAAATCTGCATCCGCTCGTGCCGATGGTTGTTGTATTCGTGGAAAGACAAGAGCATGAGAGCCAGTCGTGGTATGGGTGATATTAACCCTTCCAAAATGCCTGGGGCTAAGAAAAAAGCTCGTAGAGATAATACAGACTTTACCGAATATAAAGAAGGCGGTAAGGTTTGGGAAAAGGCTCGTCCTAAGTCTTTAGGCGCACCTAAGAAACTAAGCCCAGCTAAAAAAGCTTCTGCTAAGGCAATGGCTAAAAAAGCTGGTAGACCCTACCCAAACATGGTAGATAACATTCGTGCAGCAAAGAAAAAATAATGGCTACTAAAAACTGGATTGCTGGTGCAATTAAAAAACCTGGCGCTTTACGTAAAGAATTAGGCGCTAAAAAAGGAGAGCCAATCCCTGCTAAAAAACTAGCAGCTGCGGCTAAAAAACCTGGTAAAATGGGGCAACGCGCACGTTTGGCGGAAACATTAAAGGGTTTAAAAAAATGACTATCTCTCTGTACTTCATTACTGGTGTGATGTTTGGTGCAGAGATACAGTGTTTTGAAGACTGTGACGTTTTAGTTATTGACTTAGGCTTACTTAGAATAATGTTTGAATGGGATTAAAATGAAAGCACTACTAGCAAAATTACTTAGTATGTTTCACAAACCAGAGCCAACTAAACCGGTTGAGCTTTGGCCATTTCCAGTTGTGGAGGAAGCGAAGGCACCAGCAAAAAAGAAAGCTGTTGCCAAAGGTGTCGTTGCTGCTGCGAAAAAGACTGCTGCTAAGAAAACAGCTAAGAAAACAGCTAAGAAAACAGCTAAGAAAAAGGTAAAATAATGACAACATCTAGTACAGCTTCCTTTAACCTAGACCTCAACGACCTTATCGAAGAGGCGTTTGAGCGTTGCGGTAAAGAGCTGCGCTCAGGTTATGATTTTAGGACAGCACGCCGTTCAATGAACTTGCTTACTATTGAGTGGGCAAATCGTGGTATTAACCTATGGACTATTGAACAAGGCCAGATTCCTATTAATATTAATGCAGGTCAAATCAGCTATCCATTACCTATTGATACTATTGACTTGTTAGACCATGTGATTCGTCAAGGCGTGGGTCAAAACCAAGTTGATATTAATATTACACGTATCTCTGTTGATGACTATTTAACAATCCCTACAAAAAATGCTTACGGCCGTCCTATTCAAATTTGGATTGACAGGCAAGGTGGTACTACAAATGCATTACCTACAACTACACTTGCTCAAGCCGCTCTTAGTACGGATACTACATTATATGTAAACTCTACTGTTGGCTTGCCTACACAGGGTTATGTGGTCATTGATGGCGAGACTATTTTGTACCAAAACATTGGCACAGCTAATAGTAGCAATCAGAATCAGTTGTTAAATTGCTTCCGTGGTCAAGCTAATACAACCGCAGCAGCCCATAGTGCAGGTGCTAGCGTAACTAATACTAAATTGCCAAACGTCAATATTTGGCCTACAGGTACTCCAGGAACACAATATACATTGGTCTATTGGCGCTTGCGTCGCATGCAAGACGCTGGTACAGGTGTTACTACACAAGACATTCCGTTCCGCTTAATTCCAGCTATGGTAGCTGGCTTGGCTTATTATTTGTCTCTTAAGCTAGAAGGTGTAGACCCTAATAGGGTGGCTGCGCTAAAAGCTGATTATGAACAGCAGTTCCAGCTAGCAGCGGATGAAGATAGGGAAAAAGCTGCTATTAGGTTTGTTCCAAGGAATATTTTTTATTCTAGGTAACCATGCCAAGTAAATTTTCCTCAGGTAAATATGCAATTGCAGAGTGTGACCGCTGTGACCAGCGTTACATGCTTAAAGATTTGCGTATTCAGACATTAAAAACTAAACCTTATAAAGTTAAGGTTTGTCGGTCTTGCTGGGACCCTGACCATCCACAGTTGCAATTGGGTATGTATCCGGTTAATGACCCCCAGTCTGTGCGTGAACCAAGACCAGATGTAAGCTATTATGCATCAGGTAATACAGGACTTTATACTTCACTAATAGCTAGTAATAGTACAGCTAATGCAGGATACCCAGCAGATGGTAGTAGGCAAATACAGTGGGGATGGAACCCAGTAGGCGGGGCATCGCAATTTGACACAGTTTTAACACCAAATAACTTGATTGGAATCAGTCAAACTGGTACAGTAACGGTAGTAACTTCTTAGGAGTAATCATGGGATACAAATCAGCAGCAGACGGCGTAACACAATCAGGCCGTACAAAAGGCAAGAATTTAGGTGACGACGGTAAAAGAGTTGGCATCGAATCTGGCCCAAAGAGCGCAGGCTCTAAAGGCGGCAAAACTAATGCCGATATGAAATCAATGGGTCGTAACTTGGCTAAAGTTGCAGCTCAAAAGAAAGGCTAATCATGGCTAAAAACGATTTTGCGCCTACTAAAAAGGCAGAAGCATACCCACTAGGTAATGCTAGAGAGAATAAAGATGCTAGCGCTTATACAGGTTTTAAGTATCCTTCTGGTGGTGGTAATGATATTGGTGTATATAAGCAACCAATAACTGTTTCTGTAGATGACACTACACATTCAGAAGGCAGTTCATTAGACGACGTGCGTATCAGCGTTGGTAGTCATACTAAGAGTTATCCAAAAGAAAACCCATATGGCGTTAAAGAAATGCGTGGTTTTGGTGCAGCTACTAAAGGCAAGAAGATTAGCGGGAAACAAGGTTAATGTCTCAAGCGTACATCTACGAAATTAAGAACAGCGTTAATGGTAATTGCTATATTGGCAGTACTAATAACGCTAAACGTCGTT